GCTCTTGCTGCTTCACTCGTCCAGATCCATAGGCTTCAAAAACGTTATGCATAATATAAATATTGCTGCTCTGAAGTATACGAGCATCCGCATCAATTATACCATTATAATGTCCCTTTTTATCCTGCCACCATCTAAGGCAGTGAGGAATGTGGGGTTGAGCGGGGCCGTTACCAAAATCATCAGAAGAAGAAACACCAGTTAAGGTAGTTCCATTCTTGCTTGTCCAGCTACCCACTAACCCTAAGTAATTATAAATACCGGAGAATCTCTTAATGTTTCCATGTAAGGCACAGCTAATTTTATTGTTCTTGATATTAGCATCCTTAATTCCAGAGCTGGTAGAGTGCCCTGCATAGACAGTTATACCGTTACATCCACCACTAATAAAGTTATCTTCAATAGTGATACCCTTAGTAGTGTATTCTGTGGCGGACAAGCCTAACTCAGCACTGATACAAACACCAGATAACCACGAATCAATATGAGAATTCTTAAGAACTAAAGCATCACAAGAATTCATAGCCCGAACAGTACCAAGAATATCGTCATCACCAAAGTTGTTAGGCTTCATCCAGTCAAACGTACCCATGGTCTTTACCTTAAGACCAAAAGCAGCACTGGGTTGTCTAAGGGCGGTAATTTTAAATGAGCCAGTTCCATCATTATGATTGTTAACAACCCAACGAGTGGACCATCCCTTTCCTGTACCGTAGTTTGCTGTATGGCCTGAGGCAATATGAGTTTCATCCATATCTTCAGCATCCCAAGTAGTCATACCGTCACACTTATAGTTATCAATATCAAACTTTAAACCAATAAGCTCCATACCAACAGGAGTGGCATAGATGTTATCATCAGCAATAGGATAGTTTCTATAAGGATTGAACGCAGTACAGTTAACAGTTACATTCTTAACAGAAACATCCCACATAATTCCGTTATTAATACTACGAACTCCGGTCGTAACCGAATCAAACACACAATCATGAATCTTTAATCCCATGACAGCCGTATAGGAGTCCGTACCATCGTAAGCAATACCATGGCTGACGTTTCTAAAGGTACATTTGGTAAAGGAAATGTCTTTACACTCCTTCAGGACAATAGCGTTGCCTGAGGTTCCAGTCCACTTCATGTCTTCAAAGGTACAGTCTTCAAACGTAACTTCTCGGCAGCCAGTAAGTTTAACCTGACCACCTGCAAAGCCCTTAAATCTACAACGTCTAAATAAAATACGATACCCGTTTTCAATATGAATAGCAGTACTTTTACCGAACATAGCTAAGATATCATCGCCAGCCGCGTTTCCACTTTGACCTGTATCAAAGCTGCCTCCAGCTCCAGAAGCAAAATTTAACTTACACGTATCACTATCTACTACTGTAACAGGCAAGTCTTTACCATTGATCCATCCCCAAGAGGGTGTACTTGTCCACTTTGAAGCAGAGTTATCATGATCAATCATTACATCTACTACAGTTGCTTTTGCCCCAGTAGCTACTCCATGTGTAGTGTTGTCTACTTGGATTATTTGCGCACCAATACTACTTTCATCAAAGTCTACATCAGTATCAGTAACAGTTACCCAATGGTGGACTGTATCTTCAAATGTCATGTCTTCGATAATGATATCGTGAGGCTGCTGCTGAGCATTCGAAGCACTTCCCTTTTTAATAACCCTAGAGTTTGCAGTACCTGCATTCCAGTTATGCTGTAAAGGATCTCTTAACCACAGAGTAGTACCCTCTATCTTGTGGATATAGTGTAGCTCCTTAGCCAACACATCACCACCACCAATAGAAGTAACATCTAAGTTTGAACTAGAGGTATCCGTACTATATAACTGAATTAAATCACCAGCAGCTAAATTACTAGCACTATTAACCTCAATCTTTGTAGTTCCTGAGGAAGAAGCCGTAGTAAGATAAGTTACTCCCGAGTTGGTTTCAGTAGGACATTTTAACATAGAAGTAGTCCCATCATCATCAGTATCAATCCAGTTTAACTTACCATGCCTCCACTGGAAATCAAACTTTTCAAAAGTCTCGACTGCGGAACCAACACCAAAGTGTCTTCCTTGCAAATCAAGAGATCCCAATAAAGCATTCGTTGACGCAGATCCACCAGCAATACCCACACTATTTAATGCAGTATCTAAAGAAGACTGGTCATCGGTAGTTCCATCAGCTGTTCCTCCAGAAGTATTAGCAATTGCTACAACGCTTCCGCTGGCAGCTGATTCCCATGTACTCCCCGTCCACTTTAAGAAGTGACCTGTAGCAGGACTGGGAGCCGTTACATCTTTTAAATCATTAAGAGAAACACCATTTGTTCCATCAGAAGGACTAACGCTTACCCACGCACCAGACACTCTCTTTAAGACATGACCATTAGTACCTCCACCGTAGTCTGTGACATCAGCAAAGTCTGCTAAATCAAGGCTCTTAACAAAAGCGGTACTAGCAAGCTTTGTACTACTATCGGTAACAGCCTCTGTCTTACCTGTAATACTAAAGGTTCCTGCATTCCAGTTGCCTGTAAGAGGCGTGGATCCATCCTGTCTTACATAAGCAGCTGATCTATCAACTTCAACCCAAGCACTACCGGAATATCTAATGATATCACCAGCACTGACAGATAAAGAGTTAAAGTTAGTTAGAGTAATAGTCGATCCACCACCGTCTGTTTCAATAATATCATAAGTATCTCCAGCAACGGCCGAAGGAGCCGCCTGACTAGCACCGTTGTCAATGTCAATCACCCCCTTATAAGTGACACCGGCAGAAAGAGCATCAATAGTTGCTTTAAGTTCTTTCCCCTGATTTGCAGACAGGGGCTGAGTGGTGGAAGTCGAGGTTAATGTATCGTTGGTGTTAACCTTAACCTGCTCACCAGAAATAGCTAACGAATCATCAGCAAGATTAAGACGAATCTTATCCGTTGAGGAACCTGTTCCCTGAACACCATCCTCAGTAGCCACACTCATCAGTGTATTATCTAACTTACCAGTGGAATCTAATAACGGCACACCATTAGGCATACCGAATGCCGGGTTAAACTCTTGGATATTATAGAAACCATCAGTAACTTCCTGAGCCAAGAACATTAACTGGTCGACGATATAGTTCAGGTTGTTAGCGTTAATTCTAGAGCCACTCGTAAACTCCACAAACTTATCTAAACTGTACGTCTTTCTAAGAATATAAATAGTATCCGCAGCAGCAATAGACGGCAAGTCAATATCCGCACTCCGTCCACTCTGTTCAGTAGTCCATGTCCACTCACCATCAGCAGTTGTTGTATTGAATGTAATAGACCTATTAACCGTATTAATACTGTACATAGAGCTACCGCTGTCTGAGCTATTTGGGAGAGTCCAGCAAGACCAAGCCTCGCTAGCCGTAACAGGATTAGTACTGTGGGTATAATCCGAGTCAGAAATAGTAGACGTATCAAACTTTCTTACAACAACTATTTCATCCTGATCATCCAGAGACATGCTAATCTGATCAGCCGGATTAATAATACTATCGTAAAAAATAGTGTAGTTACTATCGATTACGTCTTGGCCCGTAAACTTAATGAAAGATGTACGGGTTGATATGTTATCATATGCCACGAGTGTTTCTCCTCTATGCGGTTAAGAAGTGCGGAATCCTCTTAAACTTACCAGTAAATTCCATGTTTGTAATATTCATGGGATAAATGTAATCACTAAGGATAGTAATCTTTACATCCTCTGAAAATCCTAAGATATTAAATTTAAACACACCGTTCTCGGTGAATATATCTCTATTATAATAAGCGTCTACCTCTCCAATATAAAGAGGATTGTAGCTTAAAGTAACCGGGTCTCTATTTTTTCTAGATACTTCTACATCATACATACCTGTTTCATGATGCCTGAATACCCCATACCGTAGGTTTAAAGTTCCGGGGATAACGTTATTACCCTCGTCTCTTAAATAAATAGAGGATAGTTCAGCCTTAGCAGTGTACTTGTTTCCAACAACAAGAGAGTAGATCTCACCAATCCCCTGCCCGATGGTGTCCATCTCATAAGCAACTTGAGTGTCTGTATCTAAGTCTTGTCGCCTAGAGATTCTAAACACATCTCCTTTTCTATCTCCGTTTGTAATAACACATGTATCCCAGCTGTTATACATTTCAGTAAAAAATAGTATAGTATTGTTGTTAATTAATTCTACATCAAAGGAGGGAGTTACTTGATTATCTAAACGATATACAGTCTTCTCATCTGGATACATATACATCTTATTTATTACTAATGAGCGCGGGTTACCTTTAAAGCTTTCAACAGTTACAGTATAAAGATAATCTCCAATGGTGTTTATAGATTGGATATCTCCTGTAGATACAGTATGTTTAAAGAAAGCGTTTTGGACAATCTTTTCTTGGGAAATAACATTTCTAAAACAGAAGATATCTTTACTAGGGCCTGACCCACCAACCACAAACAAAGTATTATGTGAAGCTGATACCGTGGTATCCCAAAACTCATTGGGTAAGTAGCCCGGACATGATCGAGATACCTCAAAGGCTTGCTGAGTACTCTCAACCGTGCTTCCGAAGTAAATGTAGAGTCTATTCTTTGCATAGAAGAACAGGTTGTTATTCAAAAGGATTGGAGAGATCTCATCTGCCATGGGGAAGAAAGACGTAGGAGCAATCTCTGAAGAGAGTGGAGAGATCTGGTTCTCAGATCCCAACAGCTCATACTGCGTCTCACCCGATGTTGCTAGGAATAAGAAGTCTCGATAAGGCACCAGCCAAGTAATTGGGGTGTACTTATTAGACGAGACATTTAGATCAATAGGATCTCTAAACTCAATCTCAGCGGGATCAGTAACAAAAAAGTTATCAAAGTCTCCCAGAACAGAGGAAAACAGCGTGTCGTCTGTAGCAAAGAAGAGCCTATCTCTATAGTAAGCGATAGCCTTAAGTTCTTTCTGAACTGCATTGCCATCAGAGTCGGTAAACACCGAAGGTCCGGGGTTACTAACAGCAGTTCCTGCGGTTCTAGGATCCCAATCAATCTTTCTCATTCTCCATCCACCATTAGGCAGATCTTCACTTTCTTCTGTGGAGATAAAGATTTGCATAGGCATTCGTCGACTATCTAAAACCGACATCTTATCAGGAGTACGGACCTTTTTAAGGTAGGGTTTATTAACCTCATCCACCACCCTATACCAGCCCGGAGTACTTGAGAGATAGGTCTGGCTTAGATAGTAAATCTTACCCATTCCTTTATATGCTTCAGCAGTAGGGCCATCATCAGGATACAATTCTTTGAGCATATCATTAGCACCATTAGCTAAGAAGCTATCTCCGGTAGTTGCCACGTTATCCCCATTCGGAGGAAACCTTAAGTCACTAAACTTAGTAACAGACTGACCAAAGTATGGCTTGGTAGCGTCTGGATAGATATATTCTTCAACAGGAATAAACTCAGACTGATGCTTCTTAGTCCATCCACTAGCATCTAAATGAGTAGGAGCTGGATTCTCTGGGCTAGACCCTCCTGTTTTTTCATAAATATACCCATCATCAAAATCAGTACCTAATGAAGAGTCTGCGATAAACTGGTCACCCCAGATATATGCCCTTGCCGGGTTGTACTGTTCAGCAACACCCTTGGGATCTACCTTTACAGTAGTAGTATAGGTTACAGGCTGCCCCTTCTTATCAATCTCTTGACTTAAAGTACCATCAAGGTTGTAAAGATTATATACATTCCCTTCATCCCCTTGTTGCCTGAGCTTTCCATCGGAAGTAAACCCAGCCTTTACCAATGTATTCAGAATAACAATAGAAGAACCAATACTAACAGCACGAAGAACATCCTTAGGGTTCCCATTACCAAACGTAATGTAGGCTCTAACCTCTGGATCAATATTATTCCCGGTTTGGACAGCTTGAGGAACAATACTATCTTCCCTAATCTGATAGACGTAGAATAATTGGTCAGTATTCTGTGTAGCGTTGTAGTCAATCACAAATAAATAGTTAACATCCTCACTTATTTCAAACCAATAATACCACAAACCATTATTTTCTTCATCTACTGTAATACCTAACTCTCCGTGTTCGTAGGTTCCCCCAACAGGACTGAACCCAGATCTTTTATCTATAGATCTTTCATTCGTGCAGAACATATTCTCTAGTTCTTCTGCTTCAGTAGGGAGCCTCTTAGAAGGAGCCTGCCTACCTACACCAGAGCTTAGCGTATTCAACGGTATCTTGACTGGAAAATACGACTGTCTCTTTCTAGCTGGATTAGATCCCATTGCCATGGTCAGCCTCCCGTCGTTCGCCAGAACCTAAATCGACCGGGATCATTAGACCCTGTTCGACTATTGAAAATATTTCTAAGTTTTCTACTACCTGAACTAAATACATTTTTATTCTTGTTATCTAAGATCGAAGCCTTTGAGTTGGTTACATGTAAAGCCTCAAGGTCAGACAGATACACATCAGTATCCCCATCTCCCTGAGTAACCATTTGATACTGCCTAGCAGCAGCAGCTAAGATACCACGCTGAACAGGAGTATCCATATCATCCCAAGAAATAGTATGGATAATTTCAATATAGTAATCAATATCAGGCTTCCACTCATACTTTTGATCTGTCATATTAAACAGATACTTAACAGGGTGTCCCTTGACTAACCCAACAATACGCCAACCATCGTCGTTATTATGACGAGAGGTTAACTCTGCTGAGATAGTATCTGCTGGCAGCCGAATCTTACCTTCTGAGGGAAGGTTTTCTTTCCTAACGAAAGTATTATTAGCAAGACCTCTGAGTTGGAAATCCTCAATAAACCTATCTAAAATAAATTCAGCAACCTCAGTATCTAGACCGCTGTTGTTTTCTAAATCAGAAACAAGAGATTCTCCTGCTAACAAAAGCATATGGTTAACAGCATCTAGTCTAGAAATAACACCCATAAGAATCTCCTTTTAAAAAAGACCCCCGCCACCCAACGTGGGGCAGCGGGGGTTTGTGCATGAATAGCGTAACTAAACTGTTACGCTAATTTAATCACTGCTGAGCGTAGCCATCAGCATCGACATCAAGCTTTGTAGCTCCTCGAAGCTCTGCTCTCGTATCGTTGTCAGCGTGACCTGCGTCACCAGCATGGATAATTGCAGCACACTCAGGACGCAGAACGCCAGTACCCTGCATCATCGAAGCGACCGTGAAGGTCGTGTTTCGACGCACATCGTCAACAGTGTCAACCTTCAGCCCCATAAGTCTAAGGGAGGCAACTGCATCAGGCGTGAACATAACAGCACGAACACCAGTAGTTTCGGTGGCCGAATCCGTCATACCCATCAAGAAGTCAAGGTTGTACTTGTCCTCACCAAGGGTATTACCGCCAGAGGTATCTCTAAGCTGATCCGAACCGTGGTTCGTCTTGATGATGGTGCAACCCATGTACTCAAGCGAGTCATGCATCTGACCATAAGCATCGGTCAGAGGTCCACCAAGACCAGTACCGAAACCACCATCGGTGTTACCAGCGAAGTACATCTGACGACCACCAGAGTTGAGATCGGACGAAGCCCGAGCAACACCCAGCGAACGGATGTCCATGAAACACTGCGGGCTAACAGCCATATACAGCCTATCATAAGGAACATTGTTTTCCTGAAGGTAAACAATGTACTTCTCAACCTGTTCAAGAGCCGACAGAGCACCAGTTGCCCGATCAGCCGCAGCTGCACCAGAAGTACCCCACGAAGAAAGCTTCTTTGAACCAGTACTATCATCCCCATATAATGCCTCATCTAAGTTCAGCGAAGGACGAGGATCATTTGCAATCTGACTAGAAACAGCAGCACGAACGAGGTAAGAGTAAATCTGCTTGTCTCTGGTGTTAGCCAGAGTCAGAGCAGCCTGTCTTGCCAGTTCGTTGCGGTACTCCCACTGAGTCAGCATAAGGTCAACGTTGTCAAGCTCGAAGTGAGCAGCCATCGGACGCTTGTCCAAGGAAACTGCGAACGTCGAGGTGTGTGCATCCGAACCACCGACCAACTCTTCACCCGCATCCCAAGAAGGATTCAGGTTAACAGTACCGGTGATGGGGAATTCCATCGTGGTTCCGCTAGCAATGGTGCGAGCGGTGACCAGCTTCTCAAACATGTTGTACTCATCATACGCATTAATAACTTCGCCTGACCAAATCGGCAGCCAAAGCTTACCGGCGGTCACGCCGGAACTATAAGCGGAACCGGAAGTTGCGGCTCCGACATTCTCTCTATAGGCTAAATGCCCTTGAGTTAAACTACTTGCAGCACTCATATTTGTGCTCCTTTATTGAAATAAAATAAAACTATTATCACGGATTATAGTTCAACAGTTAGGATTATTCCAAAGGAGTCCTTTTCTGAGGCGGACCTGTATAGGTTTGGTGCATCCATTGTCCCGCATTTCGCAAGGAGGGATTTCATCCTGTTAACACAGTTCCAAATTAGGGTCCGCTTTACCCTTAAGCTGGTAAGTTATTCCAGTTGGTGCGAGCCATTCTCTGCTCTACCGCCTGTCTAAACTTAGGATCCAGCTGATACTTAGGATTGTTTCTGTCAGCCTTAAACTCTCTATGGGTCTTATAACCTATAAAACCCGTATCTGTAGCGGATACTGAGGTAGCATTTCCTCTAGTGATAGACGGCTCCTTGGCCTTAGTAGCCGTCACACTTTCATTGTACTTTGCTGCCAGCCCCCGGAGAGTGATATCGTACTGAGGTGAAGACAATCCAATATTAATAGCAGCCCTTTCTTCAGCGTTGAGAGAAGTAGTAGCCCACTTAAATATCTTGTCTAACTGTTCTCTACCGCCCACAACCTGAGCTGCTTCATCAAATCTATTCTTTAACCGAGCATGCTGAGCCATTTCATAATCATTGATCATGGACTCAGTAAACCCAGTCATGTTCTTAATCGTTTCTCTAGTTTCTGGAGATAACTTACCAGTCGTTGCCAGTTCAGCGCCCCACTTCTTATACTCATCTTCAGGAATACCTTTAATCTGCTCTATTTCAGGCTCCTCCTGAGTAACCTCAGGAATTCTTAACTCATCAGTTAACATGGGCTCTGGAGCGGGTGCAGGGCTTTCGGTGGGCTGCTCAGTATAGTTAGGATTCTGCGCACCATTCTCAGCATACTGGGCCTTGAGATCTGCAATCTCCTGTCTAGACTGAGTATACTGCTTCTGGGCTTCCTTTAAACTATCAAACCAAGCTCCAGCATCCTTGAAGTTTGCAGGGATACTGTCTCCACTGTTTTGAACGTAGGTTTCAAAAGCCTGTCTTTCCTTTAGTAAAGCAATCTCATTAGGATCACTCGTTAGTGATTGTTCCTGTTCCGTAATCTGTTCCTGTAAAACATCAGGAGTATCCTCGGAATGAGGAGTCACATATTCGTTGTTCTGGTCTGTCATTTAAATCTCCTATCAGATTATTCCCCCGTTGAGAGTCTGATTATCTAATTGCCGCGAAAATGAAATTCAATCCCGCAGTTAAAACACAACTTGCCACGAAGGCAGCCACATACATCTTCGTATGTAGTACAGCGAGCCGATGTTCAATACTGGCTAACCTCTTGTCAAGTTTTTCTAATCGATTATTGTTTCTTTCAAGCTCATGGATTACTAGTCTTTTATACTGATCCCACCCATTTGTCTCCATGACATGGCTCCTATTCGTAAAGTGCTACAATACTTGTTCCGTTAGTCCCCGTACTACGCACTCTTGAAATCTTAAGAGGATGGACAACACCCCTCTCTAATCTCTTGGTATCTACATTGCTAGTATTGTCCGCAACAATAGTAGACACATCTACAAACTGAGGAGTATTAATATAACGAGCATTCAGGTAATCCATAAGTCTCGTTCTGTCTCCTGAAGACAAAGTATTTCCTCCTGCCCACATAATAAACTCTGCAATCCGCCCGTTCATATGTCTAGATAAATCAATGAGGCCTTGTCTAGCAGCAAGGTACATAGTATCTGTTAGTGTAGCATCGAAAGTATCAAAGGCATCCGTCTCAGAGTCTACCAAAGTACCATTAATGTACATATGACCATCATCATTTGAGTCCTTACTGATTTCTACAATATAAGTAGTTCCTGTTGAAAGGGTACTAGTGCTAGCTAAATCAGGAGAGTCATTAGTTTTAAACTGGAGATAACCATACCTATCAATATACAAACCCCAGTCACTATTAATATTGTCCTTGCACCAAATAAACTGCTCAGTAGTAACATTATCTAAACTAAAAACAATAACCAAACTAAACTCACCTGTTCCCAATCTGTAGACAGAAGAATCAGCAACAGAAATGTATTGATCAGTACCGTTAAAATCTAATTCATTCTTTTCATTTAACGTTGCTGTATTAGGAGGGACAGTGCTGCCAGAGGTAGAGGCTACAGCGGGAGTAGAATCGCTTCCTCTGTTGTTTAAGGAGTTTCCTGTGTTATCATCAGCCCTCCACCATCCAACAGGTTCTCCAGCATCTGTTGTAATAGAAGAATGGAGGTTGTCTATACCATTGGTATAACATCCAGCTCCTACATAGATACCATCTGTAACTGTAGTTAAGTCATTACTATCGTTAGGAGTAACAGCTACAGCTTTGGTATACTTATTTGGCATCACGAATAGGTTCCACCAGACTCAAGAACAACAACATTGGTTGCTGCTGTTCCCGTAGACTTAATAACTTTAGCAGCTAAAGGATACACAGTACCCTGAACCATATTCTTAAAAAGGACAGCTGAGCTATCTCCTTCAAGAGTCATAGTAACATCGCCACTGACTCCCACGTAAACTGCATCCCATCCACTACCAGTGAATCCTGAAATCTCGTCACTATCGTGAGGAGTAACAGCAGCGGCCTTTGTATATTTATCAAACATTATTTACTCCTTAAGAAGTGAATGCGTATCTAAACTTGCATTTACCTGAATTACCTACACCCAATGCTCCACTATTAAAGTGAATTCGTAAAAGAGGGATAGAGGTGTAGCTAGTTAAATCTGCGACATATACAGTTCTTCCTGTATTATGGGGGTCAGTATCAGAATCGAGGGTATCCACAACACCCCAGTTAGTTCCATCTAAAGATCCCTCAACTTCAAGCTTTGCCGCAACATCATTATAAGCCGCGGTTATTTCGAAGTCAACGATAAACTTTTTAGCCGAAACATTCTGAGTGATATCTCCGCTAACCAAACTATCACTACTTCCAATAGTTTGACTTTCTGCTGAAGTATATACCGTTTGATTATTGACGGTGCTTGATGTCCAAGTTGTGTCTGAGATCTGCTGGATTGCCATTTAAAACTCCTAACTTGTTATATAATACTGAAAAGAAACAACACCAGATGTACCAATACTACCCGGAGTTTCACCCATACCACCATTGAAATGTACACGACCATAAGGAACACCATTATAATCAGTTCCATCAAACGTATAGATTCTAGTTCCTACAACATTTGTATCTGTAAGTGTAGCTAACTTATCTACCATTCTCCAATTGGTGCCATCTAAAGATACCTCAAAAGTAAGAGGGGCTGAGGCTGCACTCCATGCGGTGTGAATAGTTAAACCAATATGGACTTTCTTTCCATTAATATCATCTTTAATGGTATTACTAGCGATACTATTACTAGCTCCAGATAGAGTATAAGACTGATCTGTTCTGCCGACAACTATTCCATTAACGGTAATATCACGCCATTCGCGTGGTTGCTGTTCAATAGCCATTTAGACCCCCATTCCCTGTAATGCCTGCTGGATACCTTGACCACCAGTTTGTTCCAAGTCTTGCATAGCAGCCTGACCCATAACCCGAGTTGCCATTTCTTGTCCAGCAAGCTGAGCCTGAGTCTGTGCCTGAACCTGAGCCATCTGTTCTGCCTGTTCAAGCTGCTCCCTCTTAACATCTTCTTCACTTTTAATCCAGTTACCCGCATCAAAGCCAAGGGAAGTGATAAGAGCACGGCCGTACATGTCCCACTTAAAAGAAGCAGCGGCCTGAGGCGGGAGGTTTCTAACCATCTCACCCATCTGCATGAGTTTCTGAAGATCGCTATCTCTACTCAATGCCTGAAGTCCGGTGACAATTTCAACATTTAATAAACCCTCTTGGGTCATAAAGAGATCCCTAAGTCTCTCATCGATGTCTCCATTAGAAGACATGATAAACACGGTGCGCCTAACGATAGGTCGCATAAGATCTCTAGCGATTGCTGAGAATGCCCCACCAAGAACATGCTCAAGCTCCTGCCCAACCATTCTCACAGCAGTTGCCGTAACTCTTTCACCAGTTGGCATACTAGCGGAGTCAAGTAAGAACGCACGACCAATCTCTCTTCTAAGAATCTCAACACCAGTCTGCACCGAAGCAATCTGGGGGTTCATAGTAGTAGCCGGGGAGATTACATGGACTTCGTTGGGCCTTGCCGATACAAAGTTACCCGTAGGTGAGTCCGCAATGTCATCAATCTCAGCCATGCCTGTAGGATCAACACCCATCCAGAAGATAGAAGCTGCGGAGATCCCATGAATAAGACCTTCAGTGAATCCCTCAAGAGCCTTAATATCTCCAATGATATCTTCACAGTGGGATCGACCATAGTTCTCACCCGGAATACCAGACCACCTAAGGATAATGTAGGGGAGGACAGTGTACTCACCTGATTCAACAACTCCACCATCCTCATTCTGTTTGATAACCTTCCACCCATCCCCATCCTTGGTAATCTGAGTATAGATTGCTCTATATCCCTGCTTGTTTTCCATAGTAAGAGTGGATGTAGTTAAAATACCCTCGGAACTATCGTCCTCAGCCGTTTCGTACTCAATAAAAATAAGCTCTTCAATTTCTCCATACACATCTCGACGGCACACATAACGATCAAGACGAATAATACGGAAAGACATGTCGTCGTCCATGATTAACATAACATCACCAACGACAATTAAATGCTGAAGAGCTTGGTAAATAGTTTCTCTCAGGTTTCCACTAGAAATCTTATTGTAAACCTGATAGCTTAAGTTTTCTAAGTAGGCCTGAATCTCAGGATCCGGCTCAACACCCGAAGACAAATCAAACTTAAAGAAGGGCATATCATTTAAGGGTAATAATGCAGACAGCATTCTACTAGCCATTGCAGTAACACCACGAGCGGGGACAGAGCTGTACGGCTGCGGTAGCTGATCCTGTTCGCTCCAGTGAAGGGGCGGAAGAATCGAGGGTACTGTCAAAGATGAGCAGTATCGAGCCCGCTCAAGCTTGCTTGTTCGCAGACTGTCTAATACTCTGAATCTATCTACAAAATTATCCATGGATTAGTTCCTTATTCAGGAGTAGGTTCAGAGTCTTCCTCTTCACCAACCCCACCTAACAGAGCCTCGTACATATTAGCAACAGCCTCATCAGTATCTGACTGGACCTGTTCAAGATCATCAGCCACAACACCCTCAGCTGCTTCCTGTTCTTGCTCTGCAATTTGTCTAGCAAGCTCAGCCTCTTCTCTAGCGATCCGTTCTCGGTCAACCTCTTCCTGCTGAAGTCTAAGAGCCTCTTGCTCTGCTAAGAAGTCTGCCTGCTGCTCGTCTCTCATTCTAGCCAGTTCAGCTTCTCTTTCTAATAAAAGCCGATGCTGCTCAAAAGTCATCCCCGGCTGCTGCTGAGGCATCTGAGGCATATCGAAACTAGGACTACCAAATAACCCGCCCATTGTCTATCTCCTTATGCTGGTCTAGGACCGCTTAATCCAGTGCCCTTCTTTGGCACACGTCTCTTAGCAAATTTACGCTTAGGTAATGCTCTCTTCTCAGGCATTTCTGCTAAGCCTTCCTCAGGAACAGCGGCCTCTGCTCCCACACCTGCTTCTTCTCTAACTAAAGCAGCCTGCTGTTCTGCAACAAGTTTTTTACTACGTAAAGCTGAGGTCTGGATTTCCTTCTCTCTGCTTTCCATGGCAGCAACTAACTCTCTATTCTTCTTCCTAGATTCTTCAGCAAGTCTTGACATTTCAGTAGCAATACGACCAGAGCTAGTGAGAGCGGCTTGTGACTGACTACTAGATTGAGAATACACGTCTAAAAGCGAGATGTAGTTGGTTCTCATTTCATCATAGATATCTAACAAATTAACAAAACTTTGGGAATAGGTTGAGGAAGGCATGCCGCCATAAACACCACCTATTGGCTCCACTCCCAAGTTTTCCTCAACAAGCCTTGCCCCATACCTACTCTTAAGTTCTCTTAGTCTTGCTCGAGAAACACCGGGAGTGGGTATCTCTCCTGATGCAAACCCTTTTGCCCTGTGATAATTTCTCGTAGTATTGTAAAAGAACCTACCAGTACCCGGCTCACCCATAGTCTGTAACTGACCTAAGATTGCCTGATTTCCCAAAAAAGAAGTATCTAAATTACCTCGCTCTTTATAAAGCTCAGCAAAATAATCATCATAGCTACTAATACCCATACCAGTTAGTCTTTCCTGAAGAGCCTCGTCTGTTATAGAGACTCCCAGTCCTGCTGGTAATTCTGCTTCCGATCCATAGGCAGTAATATCGCCCTTTTGTCTAGATCGACGAATCGGTTTTCCACCGCCGCCCATCATAGCCATTACATCGTAAAATACATTGGCAAGTTCTTGTGCTCTAGTTGCCATGGATCTATCCCTTCTGTTGTAATTGAATTATCTTTTCAATTTTATCAACGACATCGATTTGTCCCGCTCTAAAAATAGATTCAGAAAGAAACTCTTGCTCAGTCTGACCCTTCTGGTAAATCAGGGGTGGGTACTTCTTCCGAAGAAACTTCAGCAGACTTTCGTCTACGTGAGTTAGACTCTTTAGATTTTCCTTCATCTATCTTCTCCTCAATCTTTGCAAGACGTTCATCAAAATCCCGCAAAACAAGTAACATTTCCGGGGGAGAAACGGTTGCATTCATTCTAAGTTTTCTATAAATTGTATCTGTACTGTGAAGCATTTAATTCTCCGTTAAATCTACAACCTCACACGATCCCCCGGAACATGCAAGAGTTTTGGTATCCGCAACATTATCTTCTTCCTCATACGCCTGAAGCTCTGACCAATCAATAGCCTCGGGCATCTGTCCACACATCAGGTTATAATCTCTTGGAGAGAGTGGCTCAAAGGGAGCCTGTTCATAGATGTGATCGCTATAAGGCAAGAAAGAAATGCCGCTTACGTACTTCCAATTTTCCCAAACCCACTGCCCAACTGACAGGAAACTATCGTCAGTATAGGATACAGTTATGCTTGGCTTGTGATCGCACCAATGCTTTTGGTACTCTAACCACAGGTTTAAATGATCAATCGGATCCAGATCCTTCTGGCTAATTGCCCCATTCGGTGACTTCATGGGGAAACTAAACACCATGGTAGTATCTGGCCGTGACTTACAATTCTCATGAGGAATACCCTTGTCAACCATAAACTGACACATAGGATCCTTGATGTCTACACGAACCCTACGAACATAGTATTCACTGTAACGGGGATGCATACCGGAGGATGTACCAGCCACACAGCTAGTCGTTCCACTCGGCTTACAGCAAGTAATAGACTTACTGGGATTAATTCCCAATGCATCTGCCCACTTTAAGTTAGTTTCCTGAGCAACTTCCTTCAGCTTACGAAGGGTATGTCGGAGTTTGGGATAACCCATCTGCCCAGACATAAGCTTGTTGTCGAAAACACCAGTAAAAGAAACTCCCAACAATCTTTCTTCCTCACAGTTAGCCTCCCAAGTTTCGTCTAAGTACATGAATTTAGTAAATGATGATTGAATAGTTCCTAAGATTGTTGCACACTCTACCTTCTGGGATAAAGTTTCCAAAGTATCGTCTGGCCTAATAACCACCTCTGTTAAATTACAGAACTGATTAGGTCTGAGAATGATTTCGCTGCAAGGATTAGTACCGAACTTAATACCCTCAACCTCACGGCCAGCTCTTTCAGCCAAGAAGTTAAGAGACTCTCGGTTACAGATCCCACGCTCTCCGCTGCGTGACTCATACATAGTAGACCACTCGTGGAGGAACTCTCCAAGCGAGGGCTTCTGCTCGTACACAGCCGAGTTATTAGACAAGCTTCGGTGTCCACTGGTTTCCCACCAAGGACCAGACTTAGCAAGGGCCATGTCTCTGTCGTGAAGGTCACTGAGGGAGATCAATGCAGATCTCCGGACAGCTCCGGCTATGACAATCTCTCCTGTCAGGCAGACAATATCATGCACCTCCAACGAGGTGAGCTTCCGACCACGGGCATTCATAAAGACATTGACCACATATCGGAACAAACGCTCAAGGGGCTCCGGTCCACTGGCTCTGCCTCCAAAGGTCTTAAGCCGGGCACCAGCGGGACGAATAAGACTTACGTCCCATGTGGGGTGGACGCCCTCATACAGGTAGCAAAGGAGCTCCTTGAAGCTGTCAGCCCAGCCTACCCTTGAATCAGGAACCTGAATAATAGTAGATTCCTTACGCTCAATTTCTTCAGGAATCTCAGGTAGTTTATTTACGTGGTAGGATTCACAGGAAAACCCAACACCCGTACCACAGCACAGGATATACATGATATCGCTGAAGGACCGGATATCCTCAACGGCAACATAGGAGCAGTTGTACATACAAACATTGTCAACGTCAGCCGCAGGGCCAGCCGTCATCAGGGCTCGCATGGAAGGGAAAACTTCCCTATCCTCGATCATCTTCCAAAGAGTATGGATATCATCCTTTCTCGGGGGGCGCTTCAGCATTGGGGATATATGGGCCATAACATAGTTCATATATCGGCTAACAGTTTCCTCCCAAGTCTCTCTTCTGCCTTTTTCCGGCAGCCACTTACAATAGCGGCTGGTCACAATAAACTGCTCAAAATTATCCATGCATCCTGTCCTTTCTATATCACCCAACTTTAGGGCTCCAATGGGTTATTTTCTTGGTCTTTAAATTAAAGTTTTCTTTACATAAGATCTTGACACACCTAGCCATAGCTATAGCCATGTCGTAATCCGACATCTCACAGGTGTCCTTCGGTTTATATTTCTCTGCCTCATACAACGCAAAGATCTCCTCATAGGGGTCGAGGTTTTCTTCTTTCCATTCCGCCAGAAATTTCTCCGCCTTCTTCGGCCCGATCCTCCAAAGTCCCGGTATACCATCCGTCGCGTCTCCCATCATCCACTGACACAGAAAGAACTGTTCAGCTTCTTCCTCAGAAATATAACGCACATCCTCGTCCTTTGTAGGGTTATAGTGCCACCCCCGAACCCCTTTAAGATCCTTGTCAATAGTCACCGAAATGGCCTTGTTAGCCGAGGCATAGATACCAAGGATATCATCAGCCTCAATCCTCGGCATTTGAAGACAAGGGTAGGTTTCTAATATGTGGTCACGTACATCATCTAAAAACTCAGGCCGATAGAGGTCGTCTCTATTTGCCTTATAGTTGGGCCAGAAGTCTCGCCTAAAATTATCAGAGCGGCTACAGGATAGAGCAATTTTGTAGTCCTTCACAAAAGGCGGAAGCCATTCCTGTATATCCCCGGCCACCTTGTCTGGGATCAGATCAGGATCTTCTGCATCTGCCCAGAAGGCGGCACGGTAGATAATAATATCTCCATCAAGAATAGCCTTAGTCGGAATCTTCTTCTTCATCTTCAGGCCGATCATATTCAAGTTGTTCAATTAATAACAGATCAATAAGTTCCTCAATGTATTTACTAAGAGGTGTCTTATCTCCCTCCGGTACTTCCTCTGTTGCTGCACCGACCCAGATAGGAGTCATCATCCTTGCCTTCTCAGCAAGGTCACTCATTGTGCCCTCGTTGATAAGGATGTGGGTGAATAGTTCTCGTGTATCTTCATCGCCAGCAGCCACACTATTTGCCAAGTCCTCAGACTCATGCTCTCGCCATTCGGCATCAGCATCAGGGATATCTCTATCTCCGTAAGACAAGAAGATAAGACGGCCATTCCACTTCTTACCGAGAAGAAGCTCGTTCATAAAACGACAGTCGTCAATAACAACACATCGCTCCCAAAACTTCTTACCGTCCTTAAGATCTTGAGTCTCCTCAACAGAGAGTTCCTCAAGTTCCTCTTCAAATTTATTAACCCAATAATCAGGATCAACCTCACGTTTCATCAAGCCCATAGTTTGGCAATACTCCCTATAAGCCTTCGGGTTTTCCTCTTTGCCGTATCCTTTCTCGGCTGCCTCTTTCTTAAGGGGACCAGCAAAGGACATAATCTTAGGAATCATTCCCAGATTAAAAGCATTACATGCAATATAGTGGGCAAGGGTAGTTTTACCTACTCCGGCTTGTCCCGCAATTACTATCAGTTGCATACTTACTTAGCTCCTTATATAAAGATTTAGGGGTAACACAATCCTTGACCCTAAATCCACATAGTCTCAGAATCTGTGACACTAACAAGGCACAGGTCTTGGGCTGTAGTGATTTAAAACACCAACGAGTTATAAAAAACCACGCAATAATACTACGAGCATCCCCTATGTAGGGGCTTGAGAAGTAATCAGTAATCTGTTGTACTGAAATCCTCGTGGTTCCTAGTTTTATTGTGTGTGTTGGTTTAAAGAATCTTTCGTGGAATCTATCAGCATCAATAAACTTAGCTCTATGGGATTTGTCAGACATTAATAAGATTGACTCGTCTCCCATACGGAATATTATACCACAATGATGTAGCCTTGTCAAGTTAAAAAGGGTAATAATCTTCCCCCTGTAATCACAAGACCTGTCATAAAACACAACAGACACTTCTGTATCTTGTAAGATATAGTTCTTAGAGTTGTTTATCGGTTTCCACATTACTCGTAATAGATTCCCATACCCATAGCAATAGCAAGGGCATGCTCAGCACGAGCACCATCGCTTCGAGCCCAGCCACTAAGCATGTACATAGCGTGACAATCAAAGATAAGATCAAAATCTCTCTTCAATGCATCACGAAGTTCGAGCTTAGTCATATCGTCCGCAGGATTAACACCTGCTTCTCGATCAATACGAGCGGGGTTGATAGGGATATAGATTTCCTTCCTTAAGAGGTGCTCCTCAGCTCTATCAAACTCAGCATGGTTGTTGTTAGGATACCCACGCATGGGTCCAGCAATATAAATCTTAAGTTTATCTAGTGACATTCTGACCAATTCCTTCCTATCTTATATTCCCCGTCCATGGGAACCAAGCAACCAAGTCGTTCGCCTGATTCAATAATAGCATCGATTCCCATTTGTCCAACATTTTCAGCAATACCGGGCTCACACTCGATTTGCCATTCATCATGCACAGTTGCCATAAAGGCAAACCTGTTGTTATACATCTTCTTAAGATTACGGAAGAGGATGCATTGAGCAAGCTTCATAAGAATAGCACCATCTCCTTGGATCTGCACATTGAGTGCCTTGTGATCCGAGCGACAAGGAACTTCCCTGTTATCTAGGAGAGTGATGGTATTCTTCTTAGCCACCTGAAACTTAACATTCTCGATAAGCTTCTTAAGAGCAGGCATACTAGTTAGGAACTGCTCCTTTAACCGGCGACCAGCACTTGCATCTCTATCAATAATCTTACCAACCTTGGCGTCACCAGCACCATAGATAAAGCCGTAGAAGAATGTCTTCACCTTGTCCCTATCTTCAATACCAGTAGCCTCCATGTTGGTTTGGTGAATGTCTCCGTGAACAACCACCTTGCCGTATTCACCGTCATCCCACTTTGCCATGCGGTTAGCAAGAAGCCTAGCCTCAAGCCCAGACGCATCGATACCAACCTGTATCCATCCCGATCGAGGGACAAACAAAGCTCGTGATCTGGAGTCTCCACTAACCTGCTGGAGGTTGGGTTGTGATGCAGTCATACGACCAGTAACAGTTCCTTGGGGATTCACCGAACCATGTATTCTCCCGTCGCGAGAATTGCGAGCCCGAGTAATCCAATCAGAAACCATACCCAGAAGTTTTTGTATATCAAAGTACCGGACCAAAGATAAAGCCTCCGGATATGGGAGATCCTTAAGCACTGCCGCATCAACTTTAGGATTCCCCTTTTCTGTCTTGGGCGGAATCCAGCCATATTTTTCCTTAAGCCGGGAGGCAATCTGTTTACGAGACGCTGGGTTGAAATGTATGATTTTATCCTTAAGTTTCTTTCCAGTCTTTTCAGACCACCTCTCCTCCACAATGGGAGGGAACGTTTGTGACATCTCATCTTCAATCAGTACCTTTTCCATAAAGAGATCTTGTTCGAGTTTATCGGCTGCATCCAGATCAAACCCAATACCATTCTCGATTTGGCTAGCAATGATACGAGATACCATATGCTCCAACTTTACAGACTTTGGGTATGTGTTTGCGAACTCTTTTTGAGCACGATAAATCTTAACAACAACCTCAACATCACGAATACAATATGTCATCATATCATCAGTAAAGACATCCCAGCCTGCATCGTAGTGAATCTTTGCCAAACCAAGATGCTCACCCCAGCACTCGAGAGAGTTACCACCGAGAGGGTGGTTCTGTCTGTCAGGATACATCATACGAGAAACAATCAAAGTATCCATAACTGGGGTAGTGATAGGCCCGTACAGTCTCTGGAGAAAGGGGATATCAAACATAGTAATATTATGACCAACAATAAGATCAGCAGTGCGGAGGAGGTTGACACCTTCTTCAATCTCATCCGACTTGAATGCCCAAGTCTGTCCGCTATCAATATCGATAACAGCCATACACCAGACAATAGACCCCTCTGGGACTGGCTCACCCTTCTTGTTAATCACAACTTCATTCAATCCATCTGACTCAATATCAAATGCTAATTTCATTCCTTACATCCACATTATCTACAGCCTTTGAAATATCCACATCTAAGTTTAGAAACTGGACTACTCTCTCGATCTCCGGTTGGGGATTCGAAACAATATCTTCAAACACAACCTCAATATAGTTGACATTCTCTTCCTTCAGGATATGCTCAATATGGTTGAGCGTTAGCTGCTGCCTCATGAACACATCGTCTACGGTTTTGTTTTCAAACCAGTCAATATAGGTGTTGGTGGTGTTATTTCTTTTCTTAATCTCAAGATCCAGCTGGGCCATCTTGTGCAGCCCTTCTGCTTGGGTATCTCGATCTCTACGTTTACAGAAGATAACATTCTCAATATCATTAGTGTTCAGATCAGAGAACGCCGCACCCATAATCTTTACAGCACGACCAGCATGCTCAGGAAACCCGAAGTCGATCATCTTATAGATCTCCTTAATGGGGAGTTCCCAGTAACCCTTAGGGTTCATGTCGATTATCTGCTGTGCAAGAATACCTGTTGGGTCTTCCTTCAGCATAGTGTTGCAGCCCGTATCTGTTTCAGGAGTGCCAAGCATGGGCACACCTAAGTGGTACAGGGTTTGCATCATAAGACTAGATCCACATCTACCTGCTCCAGTTACTACAATCATGCGCTATCCCAATCGTTAACAACATTTCCTTCGTCGTCAATACCGAAGTCCAGTTCTTTGAGACGGCCAGTGCCGTGATCATAGAACAAGCACGAAGCAATACCAGCTTTGCCAGTCAGTCGATTCTTCAACACACGGACAATTGTGGTATTAGCAACTCGGCTATCAGGATTCTGCCTGTCTCTTTCGAGAGCAATAACAGTATTAGGAACAGAAGCAAGAGAACCAGAGCCACGTAGATCCTGAAGAGTAATACGATCACCCTCTTCATAAGATTTGCTGGTCTTCTTCAACTGAGAGATGACATCAATATGAACACCAGTTCTGGATACCAGACCACGGAGTTCCTTCATGATGTTGTCAATCAGCAGTCGTTCGGAAGATCCTCCATCATAGTCTGAGGATGTGGTCAAAAGACCAGCAGCCGCAGCCGTGATGTGATCTAGAACGATAACATCTACACCAAGAGATACAGCCATGAACTCGATACGAGCACACAGGTTCTGCAATCCGTTGTTGCCAAGGTGATCGTAGATGTAGAGCGAGGATCGCTCAAGAGTACGCCGTGCTTCAGCATACTCCTCATCAGTGAGATCATCAATAACATCAATGTCAATCGGCTCCTTACCAAGCTTTGTTCTAAGCTCGTTCATAATCTTCTTGGCACGAATAGCCCTGACAGGCTTGTTGATAATCAGCGAAACAATATCATCAACAGTTTCCTGCGGGGATTCTTCGAGCATGATAGCACCGACACTACGACCTTCTTCAAGGTGGTGGTGGATTACTTCTCGAAGAATAGTAGACTTACCAGAACCAGTACCGGAAGCCCACAGAGTAATCTCTCCACTACGCTGGCCGAGAAGAAACTCAGACAGCCCATCAAACGGGAAGGGATAAACTCTTGTAGTCTCCATGGCCTCGCATTCAGATACCTGTGAGATATGTAGGATCTCATCAGGGCTGTAGAGCTGAGCTTCCCACATGGCTTGGACGACAGCCTTACCAGCATTCTTAAGCAGGCATTCGTTGGCGTCCTTGTACGGAAGCGTAGCAACCTTACAGCGACCCGGAGGGATCAGATCTGCCACCTTCTGGACGGCATCCTGACCAGCCTCGTCCTGATCAAACATAAGGATAACTTCTTCGTAGCTATTCACAAACTCAAGGTTATCTCGAATAGCACGCTCAGCACCAGCCGCACCATTAGGCAGGCTAACTACAGGCCACGTACCACCAAGCAGTTGGTTGACAGTCATGCAGTCAATCTCACCCTCAGTAATAACAAGACGCTTACCCTTGGAACTCTTCCAGAGATGCTGTCCCCACAGCGTAGAGTTAGAAGTTTCTCCACGCCATTGGAATACCTTGTTGGGGCCTCGTAGCTTTTGTGCTACAATCTTATTGTCTCGATAGAACGAGGCAATCTCTACCTTCTTCTCACCAACCGTGAGGGTTTGGTAGTTGTACAGGCGAGCAGTCTTCTCAGAAATCTTACGCTCATTTAGAGCAGTAATGTTTCCGTCCAAGAACTTCAAGCCATTGGATGTTGTTTGTGGTTGTTCATCATGCACAGTTTTACTCATGTCTCCTCTTTCATAATATCTACAGGAATAACAATACTTGTGTCCATCATCATATACAGCTAGGTTGTCACGAGAGGTGTCCTGCCCACGACTAGCGCAGACAGGACACTGCTCTCGGTCAATTACATTAGACATTTAAACTCCTCAGCACTTCTGGCACTTGGTCATAAAGGGACACTTACCCTTGAGCCAGCACCAGAGCGGGCTACCCATCATGCCGCCAAGCATGAAGACAAGGACAGAATAAAAGATAGTACCTAAAACAGAATCAATCCAATTCATAACTTCAACTCCTTAAGTTTAATGTTGTCATCGTTGACGATTTTCCATACAATCTTACCAGTCCAAGCGAGGCTCAGTGCCCCCGTTGAAATTGCAACTGGAAGAAAGAACCAACTAGCATACATAGAAATAGCGTAGTTAATCAGGACGAATAATACTCCTCCAATAAGCGGCCTCCAGCCCATTGTTCCTCGGGATATAACCAGAAGGGCCATCCCCCCGAGGATGCATATACCACCTAACCAACTTAGCATTGGTGAGCAGCTTCCGACCGGGCTTGCCGTAACCGCCTCGAGTGTTCCACGAGATGTTGTCATTAAGTTTTTCGTTGCACATCCACACAGTATAACACACGATAATAGGGTTGTCAATAGTGTTCTCATAAACTACTCACTTTCTTCTGCAAACCAGATCTTACAGACCATTACAAAAATACCTATCATAACTAAAAAAGCAACAACAATTTCATTCATACTAATACCCTCGATGGGACTCGAACCCATACTCCCTAACGGGAAACAGATTTTAAGTCTGTCGCGTCTGCCAGTTCCGCCACAAGGGCAAAGCACTCCGGGTAGGATTCGAACCTACGACCCACGGCTTAGAAGGCCGTTGCTCTGTCCCCTGAGCTACCGGAGCAAGTAGGCCAGCCCGGATTCGAACCGGGGACTAAGCGATTATGAGCCGCCTGCTCTGACCGCTGAGCTACTGGCCTAAGACATCTACACCGACAGTAAAATAACCATCGCTCCCTTCCCTAGCCCAGCTTTTGACAGCATAGACTTCGTGTATCAGGTTGTCATCTACCCACAGTTTACCGTTTAAGACATCAAAGATAGCCTTTAAAAAATTATCAATGTCTGCCTTCGGTGCGGATAGTTTTGTTTTCTTAGGTTGCTTTACGTATATCTCTACATCAACCTTTAATGGTCGGTCGTAGGGTACGAACTCATCCCCAAGTATAAGGGGGACAACCTCAGAACACTCAGCCCTGAAGTGTTTGTAAGGACCGGCGAAGTAAGCCCCGTGCCGTGAAACACGGGGCCTACTTGCCGCTACAGGACTAATAGGAAAGAGCCACTCAGGCATCACAGCGGGAGATCATCAAAATCTTCAGCTTCCGTGGTGTCCTCAGACTTGGGAGCCACGAAAGAAGATCCATCAAATCCTTCAGTAGCCTCGAATCCACCGGAGCTGTCCTGCATGTTCTTCTCAATGATCTGACAACCATTGAGGTACAGGCTCAGGGAGTTATCCCTAGACAGCAGGGCCGGTGCAAGTCGAAGGCGAACCTTGTCACCACCAAACGGAACGGCTTCCGTCCGCTCAGCAGCAGCATCCCGACAAGGGAAAGTGTTAACGTTCTTCTTGACCATAGTCTTTGACTTGGCCTTGAGAAGCGTCGTGCCGTTGTCATCGGTACGCATACCGTTGATCTTCGTGGCACCACTCTCCTTCAACAGCTGATCAAGCTTCGTCTGAAGCTCATCATCAACAACAACAGTGATGTTGTGATTAGCCGAATCGGCACCAAACTTGTCATCCGGTGCGTGCAGGTGCGACCACTGAACGTCAATGGTGTGCGTGGTAAAAGGTGCAATCTTAGTTCCCATCATTATTATCTCCTTCATTTGTTTCAATAGCTTTGCGAACAGCGTCCAACGTGCTGTCCATATTCGTAATCATTACTTGCATCATGTCCCTCAAAGACATGACAAACTTTTCAACTTCCTCGAAAGGAATCCAAACGGTGTCGTCATTGGACACCACTTCTTTGACTTCTTCCATTAGTCCATAACCTCCATATAAGGTTTACCATCAATTACTACGCCAGCCCCGTTGACTGGCTTCTTTAAGAAGTTCTTACTATAATACATCAATCTGTGGTTCATGTCAACCCCACAGGGAACATTAAAACCAAAAATCTTTGAGCCTCTCGGCCCAGCCATCCAGTTGATCGAAGCAACAGAGTGAACGTGACCGCTCACAGTGCTCTGAGATCTAGCCTTGGCGGCGTTGAATGCGGGAGTATTCCCAGATGATGTACCAGTTCCGTGTGTGTAGGAAACATTGTCAATCACCCACTCATAATCCCACTCCCACGTAGGAGTATCGAATACCTCTGAGTAATCCTTGAGATACATTGCAGGGATACCGGCGTTAGCCGACAGCCTGTGAACTCTCTCATCGTGATTACCAATGCAAACCTTGGAGTTGGGGAAGGCCTTCTTCCAATCCTTCATCTTCTCCATGGATCTGTGATATTCAGCGATAGCCGAATCAGCTTCGGGATTCTTCTGGTGGAACGAGATAGCATGATGATCTAACACATCACCAATAAACACAGTCTCTGTAGTTTTGTATTTAGTTTTAAGTTTCTTGCAGAAGGCTAGGTAATCCGAGCGTTCTGCCGGTAGGTGTAGGTCACCAATAACTAATACTCTTGACATAATTTAATCCTCTGGCATAACCAAAACAGTATCAATATTAACAGGCCCCTCGATGCCCACTAATTCAAACGTATCTAACAGGTTTGTAAAAAATATATTTGCCATAGTCTCGCTTGGGAAAAACATAACAACGGTTTTCTTGCCGTCCAAAACAGACAGTCGCAGGAATTGTTTAATGCCCTGCTCCATGTCCCCTTCGTTAGCAATCATCATCGTCATCATAAAAGTCTTCCTCAATATCTACTAAGATGTAATCTGAATCATCTACTTCAATCAGAATATAACCATGGTCTTCACTGTAGAATTGTGTCATCGTCATCATCCTCTTCCAAACCGGGTACATTAAAAGTCAAATCGAGATTAACATCCTGAGGGACTTGCTCGGTTACCCATGTATCGAAGAGGTTCACAGCAAAGATCTGCATTAACTTCTTGCTTGTAAAAGTAAACTCAATCTCTGTCTCGTGCCCCGCGTTTAAAGCAACCTTCGTAGCGTACTTAATGCCGTGTTCAAGGTCGCCTTCATTCCCAACAATCAAGTGAGTCATAACACTTTCCTTATGCAAAGAAATATTCAGAGTCTAATACACAGTTGATATTGAGGTCCCCCCTTTCTGGAACGTCAGGGAGTACAATACCAAGATTAGACTCTACTTCGGATTTAAAATTCTCAAGTTGGTTTTCTTGATGAATCTCTAAGAATGTCTCTCTAATAATTTGAGACATGATATCTACATAGTTTGGGTGGCATCCGTATGAATCATGTATCATACAGAAGTATTCAATGCCAGCCTTGCGCATCTTTAAAATACTTAAGATCATATGAGCGGCGTCCAATGAGTGAACAAAGTTTGGTGAGATAGCCTGACGAGCTCCTCTGGAATCTACGTCTTGTGTTCGTACAAAGAAGGTGAGTTCTTTGTTGTTGAACAGCTTGGCTAAAGATCTCCGGGTGCTTACCTGATTATAGTAATGCACCACCTTGAACCCACTCGGGGTAGTCCAAACCAAATGCTGATTGAGTCGGCTGCTCTTATCGGCCACATCTTTTAGGTAGCCTTTGGCTTTGTTAGGCTCAACAAGAGCTCGGTCGAGGCTTCCCTTTATTGCTCGGGCCATCTCTACAATAGCAGCACCTGATTTTTCTTTTGCCACCCAGTCCATATGGCCCTCTATCTTCAGGTACTTTTGAATACCATAGAACGTGAGGCCATAAGCATCGCACATCGTAGGACGTTTGGTGACTTGTCGTTGTATCTTACCATCCCAGTGATCAAGGAACTGCTCGTACCATACGTTATCGTCTACGTGCTCTTGACAATACTCGGTTGTGTTGTCAGCAACAAACTGATACAGATCTTCTGGTTGGTTAGATGGACTTACACCAGTGAGCTTAGCAATAACAGGATCTCCCATGATTGCACTCAGGTGTTGGTTACCGTTGCACTTCCCGTCTAGGTTAGTAGGGATCGAGCAATATCCATCACCACGACATATGTCAAAAATAGCCGCAAGACGCTGCCACGATTTATTCTTCTTCTTCGCATCATCAATCCACTCCTTATTACTATAAGGGTCGAGGTTGATGCGTTCAATCATGTCCCAGTTATCATCCACCCACTTAACACGATCATCGAATGTTACCTTGTCTTGATCGAAAAGGTTGGCAAGGTTTACCTTCTGCCAGTACTTGCCTCGCTCGGTAAGCTTAATAGGTGTACCAAACATAATTAAACCACGATCAAAGTCCGAAGACTGTGGTGATAATAACTCACATATAGTATAGGCCCGTCCTCTAAAGTCCAGTGTATAGGAATGGTAGAAGAACTGCCAGTCTGACAGTTGTTCTGCCAGCTTCAGGCGGACCAACATTCTCCCTCTCCCCTGCTCCTGCTTGTACCAGTCACCCCATGCTTCTTCCCTCTTACAGCACCAGATGGCTTGCTCTTCTTTTGACCCAACTTTAGGGAAGGGCTCATTGAACATGAACTCATCGAAGGAATAATAGGGGAGGTTAGCCAGCCCGGTATTATTCTTGAACATATTCTCCATCACCTCAAGGACAGGCTTGTTGATAGCCCACTCGGTCTCCATGAGAATATTCAACCCATCAATAACCTGCTGGGATGGCGTAGAGAACTTCTGCTTCTTTGGTTTCTCTCCGAAAAAATTAGATCGGTAGCCTTGAACAACAGGCTTTCGGAGAGGGATTGTTTGGTATCCGCCTGATTCTATCAGACTGTGTGGCACGGGCGGTGCAAGCATAGGTCTGTAGATAAGGCAGGATGTTTCTAATAGTTGGTGTCGGTTATGTAATTCCTTGAGAACTTCCGGATGGATCTCAACGAACGTATACTTCCTAAAGGATCTGCCCTTCTTGATTGTCTGCGGTTTGAGAATAATAATATTAGAACACGCAGCAATGCGGAGCATGTGATGACCAAAGTCGTGCTTCTGTTTAATAGAGAGCTTGATGTTCTCCTCTACCTTCTTGGAGAAAGCACGGCATCTCTTGGTTGTCCAGTTTTTGATAAACTTAGACTGAGCCTGCCAGTCACTCTTGTAATTATTTTTTGCTCTTTGGAATGAAATGATATCACACGCATCTTGGGAGATAGCAGTAGCAATTGTCTGAGCCAGTGGCGGAGTGTGTAACTCATCGTTCCAACTATTCCAGAAACTACTAGTAAACCAGTACCTAACTACAGCACGTATAGTAATATCAGCCATCTTCCTAGCACCCAGCTCAAGAAGGGGGTACAGCCACTGCGGAGATTTGGTGGACTGACACACAGTATCTATCCACTCCTGATATACCTCTTCCAACTCGAGGATAGAAGAGTCAATCATCTCTTGTTCAGGGATACCTTCGTCGGGAGCACGGTCGTAGTCACGCCAGTATCTATCCCGACCATAGGTTAGCATGGTCTGTTCGTAGTCGTATTGAGCAGAGATACGTTTGTCCTGGTCCTGTCTGCTTAATTTATCCCATATCTTCAAATCCAAGTTCCTTTAGTTTTTGAGTGTGTTCTTCTCTTGTTATTTTACCAAAAGCAAGATCATAATTCAAGTCATAAACTTCCTTAGGAACATCTGATTTTCTTTCTTTGTCGCCTTTGCCAGCACCAGTGGAGGAATAAACTTCTGGCTTCCATATTCTATTACCACCTCTGGCCTTGTGGGCATCATTCTTTCTGTGCTTTTCTCTTAACTTCTTCCAATGCTTGTGCGCATTGAAACTACCACCATATCCTTGGTCGTGTCCATCAATTGATAGTCCCATGTTGTCCTCCTGTATATCTACTGAGGGGGTGGGACATTTCGTCGCCCCACCCCCCGTTCGATTAGCTGTTTACTTTGCCATTTGAATAGCTGCGGCAAGCACCTTGGACGATTCCTTGGCACCATTGCCGGTCAGGTTACCGTAGGCAGCAGAAGCGGGGGTCTTCTTGCGTCCTCTGGTTCCTGTGCTGTGCTGGATGTCATTCGTCACGGCGTTTGCTGCAATCCAAAGGTTTACGCCAAAGTCTTTGGCTTCATCCTCAAGGGTTTCTACCCATTTGGACATCGTAGTTACAGCCTTAACCTTCTGAGTCTCTTCCTTCTGGGTCTGAGGATCCACCGGGATTTCTCCGTGCATGGACTCGTAGATGTTCCAGAAGAAACGATTAATAGTAGCAGTGTCAGCAGATTGCTTAGCCAAGTAAGTGGTGGCATCCGCAAACAAACTACCAGTTTCCTTGAAGTGATAGATAGCTTCTCGTGCAAAGTCAAGCTTGCTCTCCATGTCACCGGAGTGCTTGATGATTACCTTCCGGTCTGCTTGGCCCAGCGCCATGTCCATGGTGTTCTTGCACACAACACGAACGGATGTGGGGAACATGTGGGCTGACAGCGTACCATCATGGCCCCACAGGAGAGCCATGTAACGCTCGACGATATCACCTTGCATAACATCAAATGGTGTACCTCGAAGCAGCAGGTAAAGCTTGCGTCCGTCCTGAATAGAACCAGCACTCTCAACCTTGGCATCAGAGCCAAAGCATTGAGCAAGACGGAAGATGTCTTCGTTCTGAAGAATCTTGTAATGCTCACTCACAATACCAAGGATGTCCATGGTATCGTTACGCACAATAGCGTGGTAGTTGGGTGAGTAAATATCATTTCCTACCGAAATACCTTTATGCTTGGTAACAGTCCAGTTGAGACCAGCCTGAAACATTGCATCCCAGATATCAATAGGATCTTCAATGACATTGCCAAGGCCATGCCATGCGGGGTTCTTGAAGTAGACGGCAGAATCATTAGTCGTCATTTCGTGCATTGTTATTTCCTTCGATTGTATCACTACCAAATTCTTCCCAATCCGCAGACTCCCAATCACGTAGGGAATCCTTTACATTTTTACGGGTGGGATATTTTCTTTTCTTCTTAGGACGGATATAGTCTGACTTAGACTTGTCCTCCCTGTTCTTCCTCCTCATACAAAACCTCCGAATAGATTAGATCTTCCAAGACATCCCCAGCCGGAATCCAACCAGCTTGACTCTTAAAGACGAAACCATCATCTGTGTAGTCTTGGATTTGATTTTGTTTGAGTAGTTCATCTAGCGCTCGTTTACTAATTGTGATGTGGATCACATCCATCAGCATCTCCTGTATATTATATACTATTATCGACAAGTGTCAAGGGTTTTCTTCATACTTTTTTACAGAATAATTATACTTGCTGTCCTTATTTAAGCATGTATTCGAAACAGTTCTTATTGATATTGACGGATATCAGAGTTGTGTCAACGGACATAATTACTTCTCAGTAATAGAATATTCTGCATCATAGCAAATTTTTTCTTTGTTCCACTCAACTTTATTTAGTTCAGCTCCCCAATAAACATAATGCCCTTCAATCTCCGTGCATCCTTGAATCGAAACCCAAATGCCTTGATCTCTTGTCACGGGGTATTGTACCACAACAGTATCCGTTGTCAAGACTGGAATTTTATTTTCATCATAATAATTTGTACCCCAGAATTCGTACTGACCAATACCTTGATCTTCTATACAATAATCCAACTGCTCGTTGATCATCTCTTCAACAGCGGCTTCATCAATAAAAAAAAAATCAAACGTCAGCGTCATTTTTATATTCCTTTGCTACATAAGTATAAGAACTATCTTTATTAAACAATTTAGCATCAGATTGGGCACGTCTCTTAGATGCGTAAAGGGTATGGCGTTCCTTCCAAGTACCGTCTGGCAGCTTGGTATAGCCTTCAACCATCCACTTTTCTAAGTCATCAACCCATATACTCCATAGGTCAGTCATTACGATTCTCCGGGGTAGGCTTCTTCATAAGACACGAGAGGTGTTTCGGGATCACCTACCTGATAAAGACCAGTGTGAATAATAATCTGACCAGCGGCATCCTCAGAAATATAAACATCAGGAAAAACAATCCGGACAGTGCTCATAATAGAATGCAAACTAGTTGTATCAATTGCTTCAATCATCCAAATCCTCCGATCGCATTCGATCAGTCATGTTTCTTTGCAGAATTTCATCTACCTTTTCTTGTGAAATAATCTCAATGATGTCAATTTGATAGTCACTCATTGGATCAATTCTAGACTTTTCAACTCGACGGTCTTCTAGGAATCCGTAGAAATCAGTACCGTACTCATTGAACATCTCGTCCAGCAAGTCGTTGACTGCATCCTCACTTTCAGCTTCCACCCGGAAAGAGTACACATCTTCTACGCTAATGTATACGTCAAACTTCTTCACCATTCTTCTCCTTCATTCGGTCAGTCATGAACTCATCATACTCTACGCTAAGGATGTCCCAGTGCTTAATTTCAGAGTCATGAGTTTCCCAATCATCCCAGTCATAATCATAGGGGTTATATTCAAACAACTCTCTAGCTTCTTCAGCAGTCTCTGCCTCGACGTAAGCGCAGCAGGTTTCCCATGTTTGGCTTGTTGCGCCAATCTTTATTTCAAACATTTTCTTCATCGTTTTCCTCCTCATCAAACCAATCAGTATATTTATCTACCATGTGATCCATGAGATCGAGATCTCCATGGAAGCAAGCATACCAAAAGTTTTCAGCCACGTCTTTCCAATTAATTTCAGTCGAGTTGTCCATAGGTTTTTTCCTTAAAGAACGGGTCATCCGAAGGGGAAACACTCCACATGGGATTGCCGGGGTCTGTACCCCACATGTCGGGCAGGTCTGCCCAGTCAATCGTCGTAGTCATCAGTCTCAATCCTATTATTAACAATCCTTCGAACAGAATCTCTAAGTTCGCTTTCGTAAGCACAGCTGTGGCGATCCAGCCAATCTTCGGCCATTACTTCCACATCACATTCAATGTCAGAGGCAATGTTCTCAGACATCTCATCGAAAGCCTCCTGCATCTCATCGTTAGTTGCTTCTAGTTCGTGCTGAATGTCGCTCCACATGCGAGTGCGGGGCATATATCGACACACAATGTACTCAAGTTCATACATCATACTCATTCAAACGTCTCCGTATCTGTAATCATAGAAATAGGAATCTTAGTAATGTGCCCACACTCTTCGTCACCGATGTCCGAAGTGAGAGCCACGTAATCGTTGTTCTTGTACAGTACCCAGCCTACGCTGTGCATGGTGGGAGGAGGGGTCTCAGCCTTTTCGATGCCGTCCTCGAGAGAGATCCAAGAGGAGTCCCCGTAGGTTTCGGCATCAATCCAAGAGATCCTCATCAGAATGTAGTCGTGCTTCATGTAAAGAATTCCTTTTATCAATAAACATATTAACCGTATCTTCAATAGGTTCCCACCCACGTACTCCCCAGATTTCGAGATAACTCGTAATGTTACCTTCTGCATCAGCGGGGAACAGGAGAGTTTCCCAATCACCGTGATCTTGAGCATGTACTCGAGATGCAATAAAATATTCAGTTGTTTCTTCAGGATCGGTATCACCAAAGCCGAAGGGATTAACAGCAATCTCAGTACCCACCAATCTATACAACCTCTTGGTATCTTCCTTTGTTTCTACCATAGTCTTAACCAGTGTTGCTTTAGTCATTGTCATCTTCCCATTCAAGATCCCACTCGTCCCACCCATGGAGGGTAAGGAAGTCATACGCTTCCTGACCATACAGAGAAGACTCCGTACAGCCCTTCTCCTTGGAGTGGAGGCAATGGATCTGAAGGCTTTCGATTTCAAGGTCAATGTCGTCACATCCGGGGCCATCCCATGTCGGCATCTCACGATAGCCAGAGCCGTGGGCAATACCGGACACATCAATAATAACATCCCCATCTTCAATAGCAAGAGTAAACTCTGCACGAGCTGGGTAGTATCCAATAAGAGTCATTGTAGTTTCCTTTTCAAGTTTCTAATATTGATAATAAACAGATCAGGATTTGTAAAGTAGTTCTTCATGTAGAATCTACGTTCTGATTCTGTTAGGTTGTGTTTGTTAGCGATCTCGTGAAGATCTGCTAATGCCTTGACTAGTTTATTTGACCCGAGTAGCATGTCGATTCTTCCAGTCTTCTTTCCATTGGATGTAAAGAGGTGGAAGATCATTTCGTCTGCGGGTCTCAGGCTTAGGGACAGCGCCCACATATTCACCAGTCTTCTTGTCAGTAACGTGAGTCCACTCCTCAGTATACGCCTCGATAGGTTCGTATACATTAACAGATCTTTGCAGTTCTGTCAAGGGAGGATCAACAACTTTCCCCAACAAGTTAGGGTTGGGGTTGTTTTCATAGAATTCTTTGAGCATTTATTTCTCCATAAAGTGAGGATATTTCTACTCTTGGCTATCCCGTTTGCCTCAACCTAGCCCCTACAGCCGTCCAACATTACTAGGCATGTCCACATGGTTCACATGTTGATGGGCATGAAGGACACAGTGGATCCGGGCGTTGCGTTCTGGTACACCTTGCGGTTGTAGAACGGGTTGCGGATGTCCTCGTGTGCCTTGAAGAACTTCTCGATCCCAGCGTCGGTGCGTACCGTGAACAGGTAGCCCTTGAGTGGAACCTCGCCGTATCCATCAACGTAGAGAGGGAAGTCCGGGTACTGCCTGAGTGCAGCGTTGATCCAGAGCAGCCCCTCTTTGGGGTCGTTGCCGTTGTACCAAGTCTCCCAAGCGCCGACATCCTCTTCGGGGTGGATCTCGACGGAGAAACCGTTGACGCGGGCCATCACAGAAATACGTGGGTACATTACTTGTCCTCCATAAATTCCAAATTGTTACACCAGTTAGGCATGATCGTCATACTCTTTGTTACAAAACCCCGACTTTTATAGTCAACGTTTCGTAACAATTACTCCTTCCAGAGTTCCCATCCCTCTGCACAGTGAAGGGTTGACTGAATATCTGCGACGATATCCTGAATCTTTTTGTTGTCAACCATGATAGCAGCGAGTCTAATCTCTTGAACCATTCTCTCACACCACTCGGTATATTCATTACGGTTGTTAAACTTATAGTTCATCATCGAGGATAACATTTCGTAGTCGTTGAATCTCATCAATTGCATCACGCATGGCACGAACCTCGGTTTCGTCTAGTTTGCGTTCATCTGCCGTATCAATGATCCTCTGTAGGCGATCGACAATAAACACTGAGTTCAAATCATTCATCAGTCTGTTCCCCTTCGTCATCACTCTTATTTGGAGTGTCCAAACTCTTTGCGTACGCTTCGAGTCGCTCGCGTGCAATCTCTTCGGTTTCAAATGGACCGTGACTATATGTCCATATCTCATCCCAAAAGATCCACGATCCGTTTTCAAGTTGTTCTACTGGATCTGGGTTCCACTTCTTCATTCTAACTCCTTTCAGCAATTCGTGGAAAATTACTGATCCACTTGCGGTATGGTTAAGGTATCCTTAAGGACTGCGCATGGCACTAGTCCCTTCTCGTGTATTGGAGCCTTTTTGTTCTGCTTGCTCAGGCAGCGCCGCGTCTAAGGGTTCGCGGCTGAGTCTCTCCACCTTACGATGGTTCCCGCCCGAGACTAGAGGCGCTATCTTTATACTGTTCCAGCATACGATCTGGCTTCAGTTTCTATATAAATGCTGGGGATGTTGTTGTCGCAGTTGCATCCCATTCTGCGGACCATTTCATCCAGTTCAGTCGGATTGGGGGTGGTCTTTCCCATGCGCTTGCTTGCAGCGAGCGTCTACACAAGTCTCTGACGAGCGCCCTAGTTATGTTTAAGACATAACGCCTACCCCCCGCCTGCTCTGGGCTGGCTTGTGCGGGTTCCTCTGGACGAGGGGTAGCATAGATATCCCTCAGGCACAGTCCGAGGAGTGTACCTGAGGGATAGGGGTACGTATACCCACTATCCGGAAAACAGCAGACCCTCGACTATGCGTGGGTCTCCTTGGCCAGTGCCTTCCAACGAGAGGGCACGTCATCGCCGGTCAGGTCGAGGTTAACGACCTTCGCCCGGCCCAGCCAGTGACGGATGGTGCTATCCGGCCACTCACGAGGGGTGCCTTCGACACCATGAGCGGAACGGAGAACGTTCTGGACACCCTGAGGGGTATCCCCGGTGGTCTTCTTGACCGTGAACTTCATGAGAAGTCTCCTTTCTACGCCCAACCTACGCTGAGGTTAGGGCTGCCCAGCGGAACCGAGGTCCTCCGAAGGTTCTGCCGTTATGTTAACGTTGGTTTATACCTTAGGTTATACGTTGCCTTCCCCTAACTTATAATACCCACACACTTTTACTACCCTAACCTTCTCCTTAGGTATACCTTAGGTATGTCCTATCATATAACCCAACTTTACGTCATACTATATGTTGTATGTGTTGGTGATGGACTCCACATCATATTGCGTTGCCTTATGTTGAGTTGGGTTGCAGATCCTTGCCACCCTTCAGTCCTCAGAGGAACTGTGTGAAAACCTGCCAGTTTGACAGGCTCTCTACAGGATAGCCAGAGGGCTATCGTTTCCGACCCCCGCACGAGGCGGGGGCCGGTGACGATAGTCGTCAGCTCACCCGAAGGGACTCGGATTAGACGAGCACTTGTTCCGGTGCTTGAGGAAGCATCCGGGGAAGTGTGTCTTGATTGCCTTCTCCAGTGACCATGAGGCACTGTTGTGATCTGGGGAGATTTCTCCGATGATCTCGAAAGATTCGGGGATATCAGCCAGAGTCACACGAGCCCTCAACCGGACACCACTCTTGAGAGTCTCAAGCGTGGGCTGTCCCTTGAGTTCACGAAGTTCCGTGAGGTTCTTCGTAGGCAGGAAATCCAGCTGCTGCTTGTCCGTGATCGTCTGATCCATGAACTCAGAGACCTCTTCCTGCGAAGCATCCCTGAGATACTTCGTGCCGAGAGAGGTGAGTCCCTTGAGGTCCGCCGGGATCACGAAGACTGTCCAGCGATCGGTGTGAACGATCCTGCTGGGCCAGTCCATCTTGTTCCAGACGACGAACCGGATCTCGATGTCCGGGGCATCAGCCGAGAAGCCCTTGTAGGTGAACTTCTCCTGTGTCACGATTTCAGTCATGACTTTCTCCTAATAGGAGCCTAGAGCGCTGCCCTCTACCAAACAGATGGTAGGGACAGAACTCGAAAAGACGAGGAGGCCCTTTCGGGCCCCCTCGCCGGTCCGTTTGTGTGGTGTCAGCTCAGAAGCAGAGCTGAACCGCGTCATCCGGCATGAGCACCACGTCACGCTTCGCAACCTCAGCGCAGCCGAGCTGCACCAGAGGGTTGTTCTGCATGGCGTAGTTGTGCCAGTAGTTCCACCGACGCTTTGCAAACGCAATAGCCCACAGTGGAATCTGGAGAGCATCGTGGAAAGACCGACAAGGAATTCCACGCTCCGCCAGATCAAGGACCACCATCCGCTTGATGAAGGCATCAAGCATGTGGGCAATCCTTGCTGCCCAACCCAGACCGTACTTGTCCTCTTCCACACAGAACAGATGCCTGTGCATGACTCCGAGAGAAGTCCGGAAGCTGACACGTTCGGTGTCCTCCTTGTTGTACCGAGTGGAGAAGAGCTCCAACTTGGCATCACCAATGGAGAACGAGGCCCGACCATTGCTCTCCCTGTAGATCTCCTTCACCAGCACGTGGTAGCGTGCCAGATAGGGAGCCGCGAGGTGCAGAGCCCGGTGGAAGGGCTGCCCAACCTTCTTGGGCAGTTCCTTGGAAGGAGTGTCGGCAGGAATGCCGAGCCACTCCAACAGCCTCGGATCAGCCTCGTACTCATCCGGGCCGTCGTCCTCATCACGAGGAACGATGCCCAGCAGAGCCTTACCCACCCTAGAGGGTCCGGCTCCGTAAGTACCACCAGCTGCCCCCTTCTTGGCCTTGCTCTCGAGAGTAGCACGGTCCACAGAACGGAGGCGAGGGAACATCGCAAGGAGCTGGTTGACCATCTTGACCCGAAGGACGTGCTCGTAAGCAGCGTGATTCAGGTTACCAGTCACCTTTGCACCGTCGAGACGGAGAAGGGAGTGGATGATAGTCGGTCCAGAGTGAGCCTGATCGATCTCCACCAGCCGACGAGTCTGACCAGTACGGTCAACATCGTCCAGCAAGCGGATCAAGTTATCAGCCTCACATGCCTTCTTCCCGTGACGGGCGTAGAAGGCATTACGAGTGCCCTGATCCGACAGGAACTTTGTACGTTCCGAGTGGGTCATCCCGAAGTGAGAGCCGAGATGCCGAGCCACCGCCTTCAGGCTCGCCTCATCAGGAGCGTAAGGCTCCTCGATGAGAGTCGAATGCCTGATGACCTTGCTCTGCATTCCGTTGTGTTCCCCTGAGGCGTACTCACGGAGAGCGCCACAAACAGTGTCGTAGCGCTCGAAGAACACATCGGAACCGACCATCCCCATCCACGACACCGCACGATCGGACAGGAACTTGTCCTGCTCGTTCTGTGAGGGGTCGAAGTGAGAAGGAAGCGTGCTGCGGTACTTCTCAATCGAAGCAACCTGAGCCTCGTCGAGGAACTTGGGAACCGAGGTCTGGTACTGGCAGGACTGCTCGGAACTCTGAGGAGTACCGAGGTCATCATACCGAGAACGCAGAACGCGGTTGTTCCCCGACAGGATAACGGGATTCACGTTGACCAAGGGTCGAACGGAGATCTCGCTTTCAGGAACGTAGTCCTGATACTCCTTCCCAGCCACCTTGCGGACAGCTGTTCCAACAGCACCAGAGCCGTGTTCCGCAACAACCGCCACCAACTCGGGATCACGCAACACAGGCAGGGTAGCCTGATCCATCACACCACGAACATCAAGTCCGCGTGAGATGAAGAACGTCATCCGAGGGGTGAGGTATCGCTTCACAGCGGGTTTCACCACACTGAGCAGAAACTTGCTCTGCTCTTTCGCCTTATTCTTACCCATAGGATTTAACTCCAAAAGGTTTGAACATACGCATGCCTCGAACGGCTCGAGGCACAATGCAAGCGATTCCCGTTAGGGTTGTCGCTTGCAAGGCTTGACTAGACGTTAGCCGTCTAGCATACATCCTTCTCTCTTCCCTTCCTTGGGATCCAGAGAGGATGTACATCTCTCTCTAGGGTTCCGAAGAACCCGAAGCCGTAGTGCTCCCGTTAAGGAGCACCACGGTGTCAGCCGTGCGTTCGCTTGTTGCGATGCACGTTGCCCTTGAGCCAGTACCTCAGCTGCTCAGGCTTGAACTTGGCTGTGTCGGATTTAGGGTGATCAGGCATAAACCTAACCGTTACCTTCTTCCGACCAACGACTACTACTTTCGCCCGTCCACGGTGCTGGGCACCGTTTCGGGGCGGAGTAGTCACGAAGTCTCCCTTCTTGAAGGAATGACTCATGACTTCTCTTCGTCCCGACGGAGTTCGCAGTAGATTCCCACGAAGTATGTCGCCACCCCAACGAATGAGATGCAAGGCCCGAGGAGGAACCATGACACCAAACTCGCAGTGGCTGGTCCCATACCAGAGACCTCCAGTTCGAAACTGTTAGTCGTCTGGTAGTAGATGAACCACATACCGAGGAAGAACAACGCCAGTCCGTAGCCGTAGAGGATACGACTCAGAGCATGGTAAACCGATTTGCTAGTCATTGTGACTAACCTCCTGTGCCGCCAGTGAGACAGACCCCACTATGCAGGCAGCAGTTGCATAGGGGGTACGGGGGGGAAGGCACGGAGCCAACCCCCTCCTATGTCCCACGCAAATTCGTGACCCCCCTAGTCGATTCTCTTTCGTCGACCTCCACACACAAAAGCGAGACAATACAAGCTTAAGGTACTAGGGGCCGGTAGAATCAACCCCTGTAAAACGGTAGATCTGAATCCATCGACTGATCCCATCCACTCGGTAATCATATCTAATACTTCCTTGCCAAAGATAGCTGCAATAGCTACCCCAATGATCGTTAGGATAAAAACCTTCTTATTCTGTTCTTTTAGTTTTTTATCTTTGGTTTGGTTATTTTTCTTACATTTCTGTAGGTCTTCTCTCAGTTGTTTAACTTCTCGTTCTTTACAATTTTCGCATTCAGTCATCAGCTTCCCCCTGTTAGTCTTTCGACAAGCTCGCTTGACGTTCCTTTCTGTTCTCCCAATCTATCTACGACAGGCGTAGTAGGTAGGGTCGGTGTAGGTGTTGGAGCAGTGGGTTCTTCAACAGCCGGGGGAGGCGTAGTCGGCATCGGAGCCATCTGATAAGGAGAGGGCTCATTGGCCATCTCGTAGGCAGGCCAGCTAATGTTTTGGCCTACCATAAACTCCCGTACCATTTCTGAAGTCAAAGCAGGCCACATATAGTTTACAGCCTCCAGAGGAACGCCGTAGCTTCCTCTGACTCTAGAAGCCAAATCCCTAGTAGTTCCACTGCTGTTAATATTTCTTCTAGTAATGTTGTCTCCCATAGCCGTATAGAAGGCAAGCGATAGGAGCCTGTCTCCGACGATAGGAACCACTCTGAGCGAGTTTACGGTATCAGACCACTTCGAGGGAGCATCATTCATCTGGCTCTTGACAGCCCTGTGAATGCCTTTATAGCCCGCGTACAGAGCACCCACAGGAATAAATCCTCCGGGCTCTCTACCATATCCACTGTACATCGTAGAGACAGCCTCTCCAACTAAGCCCATGTATCGCCCAAGGATAGGTAATCTAGTTAAGTATTTCATCATAAACTCTGTGGGCTTTTCCTCAAACTCTTTCTCGATATCTTCTAAACGAGATCCCATAGCCAACCTCAGTAGCATCATGTATAAGACATCCAGCATAAGTAGATTCATCAGACCAAAGGCGTAGCGTCCTATATGCAACCTATTAGACTTCCTCATCATATGCTGTCCCACAAAGATCATGGGGTATCGACGATAGATTTCAAAGAGAGGATCTAAAGCACCGACACTCTGGACTTCCCCTCCCTTAGTTACGCCGGGGGTAAACACATCAAAGGCGTTTGGTTTAAGAATAATTTCTTCAATAAAGGCCTTCTCTGCCTTTTTCAATCCCACAATAACAGCCTGTCTGGTCTGGAAAGCTGCACTACCACCGTCCATCGTTCTTACGATTTCGTTAAACATATCTCCGGTGCTATAATAGGGATCCCCACTTTCCAAGGTTTTCTCCATTTCCGCAAGGAAAGCGTGGAATAATCCATCAGTATTCTGACCAACCACTCCTGATTGAGTCTGAACCTGCATATCTAATAAACCATTTGAAAGCAGATAAGTGATAATAGTCAGATCTTTGTCCATCCAGTTATTAAACCCAGCTTCTCTCAATCTGCTTTTAATATCCGCATCGTTGTTCGGATCTAAAGGTTTATCACGAATAGACTCAGCAAGAGCAACAAACTTAATCTTACCACTGCTGTTCCGTTGCCTAAACCCTTCAGTAACAAATGTTCTAAAGGAGACCGCTCTGGAGATAGCCGTAACCCGTAACATATGTTCTGCGGGACGCATGGAGTGCTTACCTGTCCAGTTAAAGAATCGAGTCAGAGCCTTTTCTTGGACAGCCGTAGAGGGCTTCTCATAATCAGGGAGATATCCCTTAGTCAATGCTTCAATAGTATGCATTAAGTCTCGCTGAAGCTTAGCTTTCTGTTCAGAGTTAAGGGTAACACCACCCGGCGTTAAGCCAGTTACCGGGCCAAGAATAGTTCTAACTGCTCCCATGATATTACCTCGGCCAAACAATTCTTGGAAAGTGCTAGCCATAGTTTCCACCGTAAAGGAAGCGAGGGCAAGGTTTCCTCCGAAGATTGTTCGGGTTATGCCCGGACCAAGATCCCCTAATAATCTTTCAACCCTAGACGGACTGTTAGAAGCAAGATGTATTCCCTTCGTGGTAAGATACTTTCCTCTAAGAACCTTAGCAGAATTAAACATATCCTGAGTATCGGTATCGCTTAAAACAGAACCATCATCATTCCTAATATCAACTGCTCTTTCCATACTTTCCTCAAAGAGAGTAATAACATCTCCAATGGTTCCTTCAACGTTATAGTACTTATTAAGCATTGCTCGTTCAAACAGATTTCCGATAGTACCTCGCTTCATGTCTTCAACAATCTGCATAGGCTCCAGAGACAGCTGAGTACGGATAGCAGGATTGTCTACCAATACATCAATACTAGGAATAATCCAGTTATCGTTTGGATAATACATCCCCACAGATGCTCTGTTTAAGAGATTATCAATATGAACATCAATTGCTGTTTTATAGTTATAGGCGTAGTTCTGGACAGAGCCAGTTCGCCCCTTACTGAAGTGAAGATAGTTGGGTAACTCTTCCTTGATTGCACTAAGAGACTGTAGTCTTTCAGTTCCAATCTTTGTAGAGCCTTCTCTAATTGTAGCCATATAAGTATCACGAAGTCTAGCAGTGTTATCCATTCGTGCAATCTTAGTCCACGTTAGATCCCCTCTCTGCATCTTCTTCATTATCTCAATAACAGCTTTCCTAGTAAGACCTAAGGAGTGGTTAGAAATTTCTGTTGTATCACTCTTTAATCCCTTAAGAATAGCCTCACCTCGTTCCGTAAGCTGATCCTCAGTAAGCTGTGTTTCGCTTCTTGTCTGCAAAGTAGAGCCCAGCTCATAAGCAATGAATTGCCTGTAGCCCGGATACTCTCTCTCCAATCGATCTAAATCTTCTACCAATGAAGCTCGTCTATCAGTTCTAGGAAGAAGACCACCCTCGATCATGGTTAATGCATCAATACTTAAATCATTATTCTCCAAACCTTCCCTAAAGATCTTACGTAACTCCACTCTAAAGTTTTCGCTTCCCGTAGTATCCCGTATATTAGTAGACAGTCTAAGAGGAGTACGAATCTGTGCTCCTTCTCTAGATTCTCCTAATTCCCTAAGAACACCTTCATACGACTGTAAAAGTTTTCTCATGGTGGAGGCCACTGTTTTCATATGATCTTGAAGCTCTCCAATTTTTTCGGTGTTTAATTTTAAGAGGTTTTCATCATTATCGAAATTAATCTCATGATTGGGGTTTTCAAAAAGCTTTGCCATCTCAGAGTTTATCTTGGTCTCCATATCTCTAGCCTTAGGATCAAGATTAGGAGTATCAACAACTCTTTGCACAAAGTTTCTAGTTATCTTTTGAATCCCGGTAATTGCCGGAAGAATGTTTTCAGAGAATAAATCTAACTGATTCATGATATTGTTTAACGAGTAAAGACCATGTACGTTTGTATACTGGCCTAAGCTGGTTCCAATATTATCATCGATAAGTTGAGTAAGGTGAGCAACAAACTGATGAGGACCGTTAAAGGTAAAGTTGGTCCCCGCCTTACCAGTAGTCCACTCTGCTAACTGCTGCTCCATAAATCTAGATTCTTTGCCGAATAACTTACTAACACCAGCTCCTAAGGTAGCTGCTATCTCTCCTGCGTTTCTTTGAATCGTAGGCCCAAATCTACTTTTAATCTGGTCCATCATCATCTGAGTCGCGGTAAGAATAATACTATCTCTAGCCTGTTCTCGAGGAATAATACCTCGGACACTCTGAGGAGTATCGTTCAATATCTTCGTGATATCAATACTCCCTGTTTGAGTCATATAATGTTCCTCAATAAAGAGCTTAGTTTCATAAAACTCCTGCCTAGTTTGACCTAAGTTAGTATGTACCTGAGCTTCGTTAGACGTAGAGAAGTATTCACGAAGGCCATCATACTCCACTAACTCTTCTCGACCAATAGTATTATTATCGTGTTTTTCTCTTAAAGCTACGAACTGTCTTACCTTCTTTTCAAAATCGGTTGAATTGAAGGTTTCTTCAGCTTGAGGATACTTCATTCTCATAAACATTTCTGTGGGAGCTCCAGCAATTTTATCAGCCTTTAATCCCTTTCCTGCCTTGTGGTCCCAACCCATAGTACGTTGTATCAGGGTCTCAACGTGGTTAGATAATTCAGGATTTGCTGAATAGAAATTAGCCCACACATTAGATACTCTATTAAACATGTTGCGAACAAAGTCTAAAACCTTACCTAAAACAGACATCGTTTTATTATTGATGTTTCGTTCTTCTACAGTTAAGGTATCTACCACAGGCAAGATATCATTCATCATAAAGAAAGAACCTAAGGCAGCAAGATACTCGTCTGGGTTTTTCATGTATGCGTCATATTCTGCGGCATTAAACTTACCGTTATTCCAAGCTGTAACATGCTTACGCATTAACGATCTGCCCGCAGTAGAATCCCATAAAGCCTTCCACTGATTCCAAACACCCGGATTACTTTCAACAAACTTAAACTTACCAACATGGAATAACTCATGGGCAAAGGTAAGAGCAACATCGGGTGAAGAGTAGGGTCTAGTAAGGTCTCGTCCTAATCGAACAACAACATTTCCTTCTTCATCTCTAAGTGCAGCCGTTCGTTCTGCTGCATCTATATATTCAAAGTTAAAATCAGAGAACCAATCTGGAGAAATATCATGTAATCTAAGAATCATAGCTCTGAGCAGTTTAAGATTATTTTTATGAACCAGTCCCTGATTCTCCATATCTCTTAACTGCTGTCCCAGTCTAAGCAAATCTGAATTAATATTGCCAGTAGGATCTATAGATCTAATAGCTTTTTCAAATGATTCAGAAGTTTGAACTGCTGTGACAAGATCTTGCCCGATAATCTGGAACTGTTTAGGAGTTAAAGAATCAACATCCGGCATATCTCGACGGGTGTTTAAAGTTTCTAACTCCTCTCCTAATGCGTGAGTAAGAACATAATGTAAAGCAGAGTCTCCATTTTCAAACTCAACTGTATCGTCCTTTCTACTAAATCCAAACTGTTCATCAGCACTTGGGTTTACTTTTTCTACATACAGTTCTTTAAACTCTGCAACTAAGTCTTTTTGAGACAGATCATACGAAGAAAACACCTCTCTTGCTAAGCTTACTAAAGCAGGATACATTCTTACATCAGTGTTAGGATTATTTTTATATAAGCTATACCCCCTGTTTATCTGACGCATCATCCCAGTAGCCACATCAATACCTTTTGAAATATCTTCTTCTGTCATTAGATCTCTATTAAAGAAGGTGTGAATTTCTTCAGGGCTTATTACTAAATCTTTGCCTACATTATCTATCAAGATACTTAAAGCTATAGTTTCTGCTAAGGCTTGTCCTTTTTGTTCTGTTCTTACAGTTTTCTTAAGTTCTTCTAAGTAAGCAAGAACATTTCTTTCTCCCCTATCAAGACGAACGAAGTTATCTATTCCTGTGGTTTTCCATAAGTGTTCAATCTTAGACAAGTTTCCAATAAAGGATTCAACCCACGCAGGAGCAAAGTTATCTGTGTAAGAGCTGTCAAAGTTTGTGTAATGATCTAAATCAACCACCTTTGGATGAGCACCATATAATGTTTGCTTATCGTTTGTAATTGTTCTAGTCTGTCTTCCACGAGCTAACCGAAGAATAGCCTCACTGGTTTGCTGGCTAGCCTTAGTCATTTCTGTTTGGCTATGTCCTAAGCCATTTCTAAGTCTACGGCTTAAGGTTTCTCTGTTTATAGCTTCTTCTCGAGAGCTATCCATAACAGCACCAATAGCCTTACCATCCAGTAATTCCTGAGTTTGAACTCTCTGGTAGAAATTAAAGTTTTCTAAGAAGGTTAACATCTCTAAGGCTCTAGCTGGCGTAAGAACTAAATCTCCTCCCGTTCCTCGAACCTTACTAGAAGACTGCCCCTGTGCCTGTAGAGCTGGGAAGGGAGACTTCAATGATGTAGACTCGCTAACAGCGTTAACATCTTCCTTCGGGAATAAAGCATAGTACATATCTCTAGCGGCCTTGCTTCGGCCCCTTGGATCTGTTTCTAACTTTTCAATCATCAGTGTATCAAAGACAACATTCCCAACTCCCTTTTCAGGATCGTCAACTAATCTCTGAGCGATTTGAATTAACTCTTCCTTATGCTCTGGTTTGATATGGTTAATCCAAGAATTAGGATCCTTCCAAACCTCGATCATTAAGTCCTTACCCTTTGAGTCTTTCTTAACAACACCGTTCTCGTCTAATTCAGGAACAAGCATATCCCTATAAGGATGAATTGTCTTGCCGTTCTCTTCAATAGAAAATTCCTTTAGTGCATCAGGGAAGACACTGTTGTTATAGAACTGAGAGACAAGGTAGTAGTTAAAGTCAGTCTGCTGCCAGATAGAGGCAAGCTCAGCTAACTCACTCCAGACTATTTCTGCATTTGAATCAATACTTCTCTTAATTCTTAAGAATGCTTCTCTAGGCAGAATCATTTCTAAAGCAGCCGCAACCTTTGTGGGGGAAGACAAAGCCTTACCGTATGGGTTGTCTTCAGACACCCTATTACGTAGTAAGTTAATCCAAGTTTCCTCACTAGCTTTTGTCATTAGCGCTAATTTACGAGACTGTTCTTCAATAGTTAATCCAGATAATTCTCTGTTTTTAAGATCTCGTGAATAATAAGTAATATTATGTAAATCCGATAACCAGTTTAATCTGTTTTGCTGACGTACAAAATCTACTCCGGCTAGTCCCCCCTCCTCCGAGAAAGCTTGTTCTTCACTACGAAGGAATAAATTATGTCTTGCTTGTTCCATTTCCTTTACGACAAACCAGAAGGGGATTGCTTCTCCCTGAATCTTAGTGGGATCCATTCCTCTTTCGTCTGCCCACACTCTAAGATCTGTAATAATACGTATTGCCTTAAGGTGAGACCCATCGGTATCTCTAGCTCTGAGGTCAGCAATCTCATCAATAGTAATAGGCAACGGCTTAGGAAGACTTTCTTCTTTCCAAGGTCCACGATATCCTAAGAACTCTTCTGAGATTAATCCTTCTTCCTTAGTTAACGTTTGATCATTAGTTAATCTTTGAACCGGACTAAGAATATTATTAATCTGTCTTCTAATAGCTATCTCTTGAAGAACAGGAATACCGATATTATGGAAAGACATTCTCTTGGTCTGAGGCATCATTGATAAGACACCCTTGGGATTAACCGTAGAGATATGAAGTTGTCCCGCTGAGGTGGGGACCATTTCCGATATGCTTCTTTCTCTAGTGTAGAAATCAACAACAGGCAAATCTAAATCATTAGCCACCCGAGGATGGACTAAGCCGCCAGCAATTTTTGCCTTCAGTCTTAAGAATTCATGATATCCCTCTCTATAGGCCATCTCTTCTTCTTGCTGCTCAGTAATAATACCTTCAGCTCTTTCTTCAGTTTTACGAGCCATGTCCTCTAAGACATGCTTATAAACCTCAACGTCTCCCAGATCATCTAACTGATTCTCAAACATACCCGGAGGAAGTTTATCATTCTGAGCCCAATAAAGAAGAGCCCCGATATCCAGCAATTCTCCAATCTCTTCCTGTATTTCTTCTCTGCTCTTTAGTTCTCCATCTTCCTTTCTCCGCATAACGTTATCTTTGAGATCCCACATTCCCATACTATCAATATTTTCTGCGGATAAGAACTCGTTAAACTCAGCTAAGAACTGTTGACGTGAAATAGGAGCACCCTGCTTAGCTTCCAGCTGTTTCATTTTAGCTCTGAAGTTTTCATAAAGCTCAGGACTAACGACAGCTCTTTCGTTAAAGATTCCGTTCGTATCGGCTCCGTGTGCATAAGATCTTTTAGACGAAGCTGTAGGAAGATTCAAGTGATATAGAACTAAGTTTTCTAATCCCAGCCAGTCCTTAGCATCAAAGCCAGTAAGCCCAAAGTCTTCAGCTACAGCTGTTATTCTTTCAATGTTTGCTTTGTAGGCAGACGAGTTAAGAATATTCAAAGCCTTAAAGAGACCGATCGTTCTCCATGTTTGCTTCTTACCATGAACAATTTCTTGGAATGTAGCCCACTCTTCGCTACCAACTTCTAACTCTGTATGGTCTTTTTTAAGTTTCTTTAAATAGTTTAAGCCCTTCTCAGCGTGCGCGTACTTTCTTTTTGCCTCCGCAAAACGAATACCCTCAATCTCAGCAATATCGTTAAGCTGAGCTGTAAGGTTAGTTATAGCTATATCTAAGGTAGTTAGAGGATTACTATCCGTCAACGTAGTCTGCTGTCCGTGCGGAGTATTCAAAGATCTAACAATTTCTTCCCAGCTAGCCTTAAGATTCTGTCCTCTTGCCGTAAGATCTTGATCCGGCTTTAAACTTAAGAAGTTTCTAACTGCCTTTAATTTCTTAGGCTGCAATCCTAACGCCGAATTTAACAGAACAATAGCTTGGTTCTGAGCTCGGTTTAATAGGATTTTACCCATTCCCATTATATTATCTTCAGAAAGTTTTATACCAAATGCCTTATTTAAATCAGCAATAACCTTCTTACTATTAGCAGTTCTTCCAATAAACTCAGAACGGAAGGAAGGAAGACCACCACCATATAGCTTACGCATAATGGGAATTTTTAAGAATTCTCTAAGGGCATCGGCCTTAGCTAATTCCTTTTGATTTCCACTTTCTTCTAACTCTTTTATCTTATTCTGGTATTCAATAGCAGTTGTTATGTTGTTATCGGTTAACCAATTAAGAACACCAATAAACTCGCCTGCTTGTTTTCTTAGTGGGTGGTTTTCCCCAAACATCTCATTCATCTTACTTACAAGGGTAATTCCCGTATTAATATAATAATCTTCTTCGGCTCTACTCGTAAATCCTCTTTTCCTTGCTTCGTCAGATACTACAATGTTTCCCTTCTCGTCTAGTTTAAGAAGTTCAAAATCTGTTTCTGTACCGTTCGGCATAATAAACATGGCTTCTAAGTTAGCTAATGCATCAGAAACTTGGGGAGCCCTTGTAGCAGCTAAACTTAAAGTATGGATAATACTATCAATACTTGCACCCATATCATCATATGCCGCAGGATCAAATATAATTGACTGATCAAACTCTTTACCCGGATTGGCTGCTTCCCACTTTTCTCTATACTCTCTAGCATATCTATCCGCAAACTTAACCATGTTTGTAGTATAGTTTGTAAGATTAGGAATCATACTTTCTAATGCTAACAGCTCTCCAATTCTACTAATCGGTATAGCATTCATTGTTCCCATTTTGGGCATAGACTCCATGTTTCCTAAGCTCAAGGGCTGGGGAGCTTCTGCCGTATCCCTAAACCGAACAACGCTTCCTCTGCTCAGAGTAATTGAATCCTGAATAATAGAAGCACTAATCTGAGGGATATCACTTAAGAAGTAAGTAATAGCCTCGATCTGCTGATCTCTGGTCATAGCCTTTTCCTGCATGTTATGACCAAAGATTTGGGGAAGTAAGAAAGCTCCTAATTGATCGTCTGTTGGGGAAATATCCTCTGGAATAACCTGATCTTCTTTCCACTTTTCTAATATCTTCTTCTGCTTAGCGGTTAATTTACCTTCTCGGGCTGCCTCTAAAATAGCGGTAATTCTACTACGCCACCGTGCATTCTCAACAACACGAGCTATCTTCCATAAGCCAACAGGAGCAGCAAGGTTTAAATCTCCAATTCCTGCTGGAGTCACTATAAGAGATTCTCCCTGATCTATACTTCTTTCGTTAATATTACTTGCTTCAATACTATCAACAGCCTGTAAGTTATATAACTCAGGGATAGCTCTTCCCAAGAATGTATCAACAATAGCTCCGCCCACTGTTCCGGGGTCATTCCCCCAAGCAAGAGTACCATCTCCAAAACCTTCAAGAGTAAACTCAACGTACCCTGCGGTATCTAATTCCGAGGAGTTCATTAAGTTGAGATTATTTACAATATAGTCTGTTATTACTTCCTGATCAGTAGATCCCTTAGCTCCTTCTTTCTTTGCTTTTTCAAGGAGCGCGGTAAACTTGTTTTTAAACTTTGCTCTGGTTAACTGATGTATTCTAGCTGTAATACCAGTTCTAACTGCTGCTACATAAACCGTAGTACTATCGGTAGTTTCTGTAGCTCGTCCAAACTCATCTACCTCAAGTACATACCTCACTGGGCCGTCTGGTCCATTCGGTCTAGCGTTGCTCTGGTAATAGAAATCCAAAGCCTGTCGTACCTTTGTAATAAACTCTAAAGCAGTTTCAAGATCATTAACGTTCGAGGGGTCTCCCTCTCTACGGAGCTGCTCTTCAATCTTAGCACCATACTCCTGAGCCATTCGTTTCTTAATTCCATCAGTAGCTCTAAAAGCCTTATTCTCTTGTTCGCTTACTAATTCAATAACCTTATTTAAATCAAATCGTTGGGTGGAAATATCATCGTCTACCCCAAAATTCTCTTGATCCATTAAAGCTTCTTGTAAGAATATATGAATACTACCGTCTAAAGAAATCTTTCTAAAGTAGCTCGGCATCGACGCAATGATTCTAAAGACATGAACTCCGTTCTCCAAGTCCTTGTGATTAGTATTAGAGAAGTATCTAAATAAGTTAATTAAGTTAACCTTCCACTGGGTAAGCTCTTTTAATTCTTCCTCAGGGCTTCTAACAACCTCGGATAAGTCCATTCTATTAGATTCAATACGTTCAATATAATCGTAGTCTACACTGAGAATTTCATCATCCGTAAAGTTATGAAGGTACTTATGAGTTTCATCTCTAACCTTGGGATAATATCGAGGTGCTCTATTAGTTCTAATAGAAGGCCTGAGACCCTTTGTTAGAGTTGCAATTTTCTTTTCATAGAATTCTGAGATACGTTTCTTTACTTCTTCAATCTTTAAAGGCTTCTTACCCAGCTTCTTCTTTAAGTTTTTGTCATCTATAACAGCAGCAAACTCAGGATCAGCAGGATTCATTTTCGTTATAGTTTTCTTTTTTACTTCTACTCTCGATGCCTTAGCTTCAGAAACAGCAGCCTTAGCTTCTTCCTTAGATCCAAGGTTTAGTACTTCCGATTTCGATGCAACCTCAATTCTTCCGTTGCTCACCCACACAACTGGAATATGGATAGCTAGATCATCCGCATCATAATCATGACTATCTATTAACTTATCTACTCTATCTAATTGCTCATCTGTTAGTTTGCCCAAAGCTTTTTGCGTATCTGCTGTTTTTGCGACCGCGCTCGGCATGTCCGCTCCCTCTTCCATAACAGACTTACCTGCAAACTTATCAGCATCAGCTTCTGCCTTTGCTATATCTTCTGCTATCTGTTCGTCAGTAGCTCCCTGTCTCTTGGCTGCTGCTTTAGTTTTTTCAGTAACCAGTCGACTAGAATCTATTTGTGAATCAACCTGAGTTATTGTAGTGCTCTTCTCATCCACAAACTCATCCACAAGACGAAGTAAAATCTCTTTCCTTGACTCGTTCTCTAAACGTACAGCTTTTCTTTCCTGAAGTACAGAGGGCATGGTAGCAATACCCGCCAACTCTAATACCTGCTTTCTACCTTCAGCTATAACAGCCTTCTTTCTTTCTAATCTCTGTTCTCTTTCTAAGTTAAGAATCTCGTCTTCTAAACTCTTATACCTAGCAAATGTTTCACCGTGAACAGACTGCATAGCCTTACTTAAAGTTCTAGGAAGCTCAGTTAATCCTTTAATAAAGTTTTTGTGATAGTCATTATAGTTTATTTTACCTTTGTTATCTAAGATATGTATAATATACTTATATAACTTACCCTCAGGAGTTAACAGCTTAGCACCTTGGTCATGGTATGGTTTTAAATCTTCCTCAATAAATAGCTTGATCTCTTCTAAAAGTGTAATATCTTCTTCGGTAATTTTACTTCTATCAGCGTAAGATCGAATTGTTCTTTCAAACAATGTACCTTCAGCTTCTTCATCTAAGAAGAGTCTAGTAAGAAGGAGGGATCTGTTAGTTAGTTCTAAAAGCTTTCCTTCAATTTCTAACTGAGGGAGAACCTGTTCTTTAACAGCCTCAAAGTTATTGGTTAGTTCCATTATTTTCTTACCTAACTCAATATCCTTTTTAGTAGCTCCCATGGCATTTAAAAATTGATCTTGAAGCCTTGTTAATCTTTTAGCAGCCGTTCTAATTTTCTTAAGCTGATTAACTACTTTTCGTCGCCTAGCTTTAATATCTGAAAGAGGCATATTTCTTTTTCTTGCCTCTTTTAGTTCTTTAGTAATCTTATTAAGTTCTTTTTCTAACTGCTCTGCAACCCTATTAGCCTCCTTCTGTGCATGGACAACGGGATTAACACCGGGAGAAGGTGGATTAAGTGGTGTTCCGGTTACGGATGCTCCTGTTTTGGTTTCGGTTTCTAATTTCTGTGTAGTTCCAACTTGTTCCTGTGCAATATCGTTTAACTCTGCATTCTGATCTTCAACCATTCTATTATGAACATCTTCGGTTTTCTTAGTTCTTTCCGAATGGCTCATATCATCCCACTTATCACCCGCTTCTTTCTTAGCTTCTGCCTTTGTTTCTGGAGGCATCGTTAAATATTCAGCGTTGTTCTCGACAATCCACTCAGCAAACTGAGTAGGAGTCATCTCTTCTCCAGTATACTCCATACTGTTCTTAGACTCTGATACAATTTCTCTTGTTGCTAAAAACTGCTGCAATGCTCCAGTAAAGACATCAGAACCCTGCTGCTGCATCTTTGCGTTTATTTCAGGATCTAATGCTAAGGATCCAATCAATCCAACAGCCAGTCCCATAGGATCCATAGTAATATTTTTGTTTTCTGGGTCAGCAATAAAAGCCTCTAAGGAAGTATTAAGGGAATCCAGTAAAACCGTATCATCTAAATTAGTTACTCTTCGAATAATATTTAAAAGATTGGGCATCATTTCATCGCCATCAATCCAATCACCAATATTTTGTTCCTCCCCTAAGAGGGCAGACAGGTTGGTTTTAAGTCTATCCTTAGCTTCGTATACGTGGATTGTTCTTTGTAATCCCTCAGGGCTAAAGTTTTGAGAAGCCTCTTTTCCAATCTTGCTTAAAGTCTTACCTAAATCAGGCGTAACAAGGTTTAACTGCTTTCCAAAGTAAGCCCCAGCATTGTAAGTTAATCGACCTGCACCAATAGATAGGGTACTGATTCCGGTATAAAGCCTACCAATTGCGGGGTTAATAAGAGGAGAGATAGCCATTTCTAAAAGCCCCTCACGAGCAATAGCAGCCCCACTTACCTTTTCCTGTATCCCGGCATCCACTAACTTAAATTGATTAGCTGTCTCTGCTAACGAGCCAGTAATAAGTCCTTCAGTAGCGTTTGCTAAAGCATTGACTCCTACCTGCTGCAACTTACTCATATGCTGGTAGCTGTCTTTAAAAAACTTACTCTGCATCAAGTAAGGTCCGATGTTTTCTGGGAGATGCATAGAAACCCATCTTGTTCCCATTTGAACTTTATTAAATCTCTTAACATTCTTTAGTACAGTAGCAATCTTATTAGCATTCTTAGCAAGCTTAATAGCAGCATAAGCAGCGCCGCCAATACCTGCTGTAGTAAGCGATAGTAAACCAGTAATTGCCATACTAGCTGCCATATCAGGATCATTAAGGATACCGTCTCTAATAAAATTAAAAATAAATACTCCACTCTCTTCGATCCAGTTTGCTTCTTTGCTAAACTCCTCAAAAGACTGGGCTATTGCCTGCATCTGCTGAGCATCGTTTAGCTTAAAGAAAAACTCAACAGGATTTCTAGCCTTCTCAACAACAGCCTCCAAACGTTCTTTCCCCCCAAGAGAATATTCAAGTGAGTAGTATAAATTTGGATCGGCTAACTCTAATTGCTCTAAAGCTGCCGCTGTATTCCAATTAGCTGGAGCGGGATCTTCAAACAATTCTTCTGGAGTTTGGTAAAAATTATTAAGAACGGGTAAATCCCCCAGCTCATTATAAGCAAATATATTATTATTCCATGTATTCTCACCCAAGAACTTGGTTAATAACTGCTCTTGATTATCGTTTAAAGAAAGAAGAGGAGCCTTACCGTCAGGATCCCAAGTGGATAGATCTCTACCACCCAATGCCATACGTGCAACATACTGGGAGAAGGCTCTATTTTTGCTGGTGTATCCTCGAGAGTATCTAGCAGCCATGGCTTCAGCCCCAGCTTGGAGTGCTGTCATGTGGCCTCTAACTCTTTTACCAGCTTTGTCGATAAAGATAGTTGGATTAGCTAATGTGCTTTCGTATTGTGCCCCCTCACTAGTTCTAGGAACAGACTGAAAACCTTCTTGGTATTTTTTCAGTTCTTCTTTCTGAATTTGTCTGACCATCGTAGAGGTCGGTTTGATATCAAGGGGATTATAAGCCCAACTAAAATCAGTCATTAAGGTTTTCCTCCTAGTTTATTGCTCGAGCATTTGCTCAAACATTGCTTAAGTATCTGGATTCTGTCTTCTTTCTATTTCAGGATTTATTCATAAAGGTTTCCATATCCTCGACTATACGATCTCATCTCAGTTATTTCTTTGGTTGGATTCCACAATGAAGAATCTAATTTCCACGGTAAATTAATTGAGGTTTGTGTATTTCGTAATGTTAAAGGCACTTGTGAATAACTAAGAGATTCTCCTGAAACCTTTCCAGTTTCAAAAACAGAATACTCTAAAGAAGAATCTGGGTATTTGTAATAATTAAACCCTTCTTCTTGTGCAAAAGCTTCACTTGCTAGGGTTACTCCAGATAACCCTTCAATATTATACTTAAACGGTCCGTTTTTGTCAACGAGTCTTCTTATAATTTCTAAATGAATATCTAATAAGGTGGGAGAATATTCTACAACCCTATGTACATCCTCAACTCCCTCTAAATATTCAGTCATTTTTATCCCTGAGTAATCTCGAATCACTTCGGTTATTACTGAAGAAATAGAATTACCTAATGTTTCTTCAGTTATTTGATTACTACTAGCGATACGTTTCCACCAAGAATTATTTATGTCAAAATTAACATCTAAAATATTTCTGGTTTCTTCAGTATCTATCCACGAAAGTAAACTCTCTACATTTTTCCAGTTAAATGTATCTGTAAGTCCTCCTCTGTAGTTAGAAAATAACTCTAAAGCTTGATCTTTAGTAGACATACTTTCAAACTCTGGGGATAAAACAGATCTACCTATAGGTTTATATTTGTCTACAATTACATTTAAATCCCCAACTACCCATTCAGCATTTGTAAAGGCTTCTCCAGTTGTAATACCTTGTCCAACATACTCAATTCCAGAGTAACTAGCATATGCATCTAACATATCTATCATTTCTCTAGGTGTTACAGTGACTCCTTCATAACTTAATGCTGCTGCGTATGTATTAAAGAGTCTTCTAATTTCTTGGTTTTGAGTAGCTTCGCTTAAAGCATGGATTATTCCTGCTTCAGGATCGTTTTCCCTGTACCATTCCTGTTGCTCTTTAGTTAAATAAACTTTACCGTCATTTATTTCATTAAATCTTTGCAGTAGTATTTCGTCATAGTTATCTTCGTAGTCTTCAGGTAAATCTAAAATACCTAGAGTTCTTAAGTTTGTTTTCCAACCTTCAAAACCATAGTTGTCCGAAAATGATTTGATATCTACAACGTTAACAGGTAACCTACTTCGCATAGGGTTTATTAAACTAGTCATATTATCTGTTGTAGGAAGAGACCCTACGTTTTCTCCAGATAGCACACTACCGAGAATATTTACAAATGTTTTATTAATGTCAGTTAGATTTGTACGTATACTATCCATAGCTTGTAAACGCTCTTCTGGATTTTGACTTTCTAATTCTGCTAAACTTAATTGAGATAAAAAGCTTGGGCCAAATTTAGTTCTAGAAAGGGCATTAAACATCTTTAACATACCCCATTTCCTATCATCTTCCCATCCAAACATTTTCCTCATGGATTTAATCATATTAGCATTTCTATTTCCTCTAATACTTCCTACTAAAGTATTACTGTAGTTTGCCGCCCTAATAGCCATAGCTAATTTTTGGGGGTTTGCTAATACCTCAGGATCTTGAAGATCTTGTAAGCCTCTATCTATAAACGTTGAAAGAGATCGTAACTGAGGAATAGTTTCATTTGTTTTTCCAGCCGACGTTTGCATTAACATCTGAGCAAGAGCAACACCACTAAATGGATCAATCTCACCCCAATCGACATCCCGGTTATTTAAGGGATCTATAAACTGTTGAAGGGAGGGAATGGATTCTGGCTCTGCTCCTGTAGCTCCAATATAAACTTCTCTATACGCAGTCTGGAACTCCTGATTATGGATGTTTCCATATTCCTGCAAGTTTTTAATTACATCTGGATCACCTTCTACTAAGCCTACTGACTGTGTTTGAGAGGGATCAAAATATCTAAAAATAGTATTGCCAGTCTCATCTACATTTCCAGTCTGTCTATTTTTTATGGCTTGCATATGTCTAGCAGCTTCAGCTGTATTTCTATCCTGTTCTACAAGAAGCTCTGAGTAGGTTCTATTAGCTAGGTTATAAGTTCCTAGAATATTCATCTGAGCCCCGTAGTTATATTTATCTGGATTCTTTAATACATCATTAATAAGACCATTCACCTGTTTCATCGAGGTGAAGTTCGTATTCGAGTATTCGTTCATAGCATCGATCATAAGCTTCTCATATATATTGACGGGAGTTGTAGCATCTCTATATATCTGACTTAGGCCTGCTACTTTCTGCGTGCGTTCCATAAGAAACTCATCTAACTGAGCAATAATACCTTCTTTAGTTTCATCGTTCAAATAGCTTTCTCGATCAGTAGGCAGCCCTAATCCACCCACCGCGTTCATCACGGAAGCAAACCGCCCATAGGCTCGATCCTTTTCCCCCTTAATCAGGGCATTTCGATAAGCCTCTGCTTGTAAGACCAACAACTCTTCTTCAGTAATGCTGTTATTAATAATGTCTAATGGGGTTTCAGACCTTTGCCGAAGCTTTACAATCTCTTCAACAAACGTATCTAACTGCTTAAGTTCTTCTTGAGAAGGATCAAACTGTCCCGCCTTAGCCATAGCGGCTGCTATAGCACTTCCTGTTTTAGTCAGTAACTGAGTAGCTCCTCCAAGCGTTGTGAAGAATCCAGACTGTAGTCCAGCCCAAATTTCTTTCGCTGCTCCCATAGGATACCCAATACCACGGGCTACTCTATCTTCTACCTCCCGTTGCATACGAACGTTTAAGGATCCCATATATCCTTCGGGCTGATCAATGAAACTATTTTCCCCTATAATTTGCTCGGGCTTATAGTAAGGGTTTCCGTCCCACCAAGGAGAGTTAACCTCGCTTAAAGTAAGAGGGGTTCCTACGTTAGTTTCTACTAGTTTTTCCCATTCAGTTTTTAAGGTATCTAAGATAGAATCAGTAGTAGGCAGACTATTTTCCACAACTCTGTTAATCAGTGTTTCCTTAAATGCTTCGATCCTATCCTGATATTCTTCAATCTCTAACACAGAAGTTTTATTTTTATCATATAAGATGGTAGTTGCAATCATTTCCTCTTCAGTTATCCCGAACAAAGCTTCCATAGCACTGGGATCTGTAAACGATACGGTATACTTTAGAAGTTCATCAACCGTCTGTCTTACTGCTTTCTCATCTATTTCACTTCGGCTGGGACGAACATCTGTCTGAAACTCTTCCATATATCTGTTACGTCCAAACATACCCAATGCTCCATACTGGAGATTCTTAAATGGAATATCTTGTGCGGTAGACGCTCCATCGTCAAAATAAATCTGACCCACAAAATCCCTAGTTTGCCAGCTATTAAGTAAGAGCTCTCCTCGGCTATACTCTTCCGCTCTTGCAATAAACCCCGTAAAGTTTAATGCTTCGGCGTACTCAGTATTAGCACTTGCCTTTGTAGCAATACCGTTTCTTTGTTCTTGAATCCACTGATTAATTAAAACAACATCCTTATTAGACTCAACAAAACCTGTACCCGGTATTCCCTTTTCTCCTCTATTTTGCCACCTAGCTTTCTGCCAGTTTTTATAATTAGCCTCAGTACCGAATTGTTTTTTAATCTCAGCCTCTCTTCCGTGGCTGGAACTCGGAAGCCAAATAGTTTCAGGATATTCATGACCCCGCTGATTGATGTAGTTAGTAACAGCTGTTTCTGGAAAAGACAATAATAAGTCTTCTCGGATTACTGGATTTAGCTCTCCCTTTTCATTAAAGGGTTTACTGTAATCAAAAGAATTCTGTCGTCTAATTTCTAGAAGCTGTTTAAAGTCTTCTCCTTCGTTTGCGTAAGGTAAGGGCACATAACGAAAATCACCACTATTACCAAACTCATCTGAGTAAGCATGGAGATTGCCTGATCTAAGGACGTTAGACCAGTAATTTACAGAATCATCATGCGGGATTAACATCAATATCTCCTTCTTCTTCTTCAAACTTTCTCATCATATCAAAGAAATCGAAATCAAGATCTTCAGCAACAGGAGCTTTATATTCTATTTCTCTTCTTGTTTGTAGAATATCTTCAACGGCCTGTAAAGCAGTATCTATTCGGTCTTGCTCTACTTGTCGCTTTATGTTTCCTGCTTGAGAAAGACTAGCAATTAAACGTTCTTTACGCTTGGCCTTCCACTTCTTATATTCATAATCTTTCCACTTATAGATTGTGCCTAATAAATCTTGACCAAAAGTATTTACGTTTGCCCACATATTCTCAATGTTGTTGTAGTACTGCATCAAGGGAGCCGTGTTCATATTATCTATAACAAAACTACCAGCTTGAAATCCTCCCTCTCGAGTAGTACCAACTGGCATTATAGGCATATAACCCGGAGGATTTACTCCTGTTTGCTTAGCCATTTTAAACTCCTTATTCTACAGTACCGTCTGATGCACGTTTTTCTAAAGTATTAAACAAGTTCTTCCACTCAGCGAAAAACGCTCTGGTAATTGACTGCTGACTTGGATAAATATTCTTCTCAATTTCTGAACTGAGAATAGAATCAATAGCCATTCTAGTAGAAGTCATGGGATCTCTATCAGAGACTGCCCCATCAATAATGATACTAGATCTGAATTCTCTAGGCAGAGTACTTACCTTGTTAAATAATTCTCTTGTTGTTTTATAGTCAGACTCAGCAGCTTCAAGTCTACTCTTAGCAATCAAAGGTTCAATAGCCTTCTTAGCAACATTAGTTAAATCATTATACATAATCGCCTGTTCTTCCCAAGGAAGATCGGGAGACTGTAGAGACCAAACAGGCAGTACTCCTTCGTCTGTACCAACTGCAATCCGTCCCTCGTTGTCGACTAAATACTGAGATTGATGACTCATGTACATCTTTAATAAATCGTCTGCATGGCTATGAATTGAGACCTCGGGATTAAGAGAGGATAACTCCCCACTTAAGATTTGATTAGTTAAATCCTGAGCCATATTCTGAAACTCTAAGATGTTATCAATACGAGCCCGTTCCTCAGTCTTGCCTTTGATTTTCTGGGAGACCACTCCTAATTTAATTAACAGATTATTAGTAACATTAGGAGGAGCTTCTCTAGCGATATCCCGTAAGAAGTATTCCTTACGGTCATCTGTTAAAGTAGCTAGCTTATTTTCAACCATTCGCTCATAGTCTGCTAAAGCTGCCTTTGGTCCCTTAGGGTGTAACTTAAACTCAGTCTCCCAAAAATAATCTTTATTATTAGGAGTTATAGTTTTAAAAGCTCCGATCTCTGTTTTCCATCCAGACCACAGGGCAGACTTAGGTAAATGCTTATTATCCGCAAGCCATCTTTCAGACTTCTCTATCTCTCCTAAGCCCACGGCATCTCTAGGGTCTAAACGCTCGGCAGCCTTAGGGGCATTTCCACTCATTATTTCTCTAAGTTTGTTTAATTGGTCAGTCATGGTTGGGTCGGTCCTTCAAATGAGGGGTTTAATCCGTAACTAGGAGAATAAGGAAACGTTTCTTGCTGTACTCCACCCATTTCACTACTTATATCACCAAGCTGTGCTCCAAGAGCAGCACCCTGTAACCCGGCACTAATACCACCCATTAAAGCACTTACCATTCCTGTCTGATAGGCCATGCTACCAGCTGACTGAGGATCAACGGTAGGCACATCAGCAAAGAAGCCCGGAATATACGTAGTAGCAGCATTGTATCCGAAGTCTCTTTTAGATAAAGACATTAACTGCTTACGCTCAGCACCCCGCATTGCATTGGTATGAGACATTCTCCGGTCAGCAAAGGCTTCCTTGGACTTTTCTAAGGATGCTCTCAATAACTGACGGGCAGTACCACTTCTCCAATTAATATTTCTCTGGGTAAGGTTAGTCAAGAGCTGGTCATTGACCTGCTTATGCTTCTTAGACATCATATTGAGGTCATTATCAAAATTCCACCCCAACCAAAACTCCTCTTCGGCTCTGGTCTGGTTTGCAGCAAGGGCAATATTCTTATTATTGATCCACCGAGTAGCATTTGCTCTAGCAATCTCTCGATTCTTCTGCTGGATCTGCATTCTGTTCAGGAACTCTTGGTGAGCGAACTGCAAACGGCGGTTCTGCTGAGCCTGCTGAGCCTGCCATGCCTGTAAGGCGGCCTGCTGCGACGATGCTCCAGCCTGACCCATGCCCGTAAACATGTTCAGCGCACCCATTCCTAGTCCAATCCATGCTGCTGGCATTCTAAGCCTCCTCTAGCTCTTCTGAGCCACTTTTAAGTAACATAAGTACCTCTGTATACCCCTAGCTAAAACGCTGTCAGAGGGGATTCTAGGCCCTCTCAGGACCAGCTCCCGCCTCTGGGGTTATTCCACTTGGTTTTGTTCCGATCGACAGGCTTCAGGGATCTGTTGATTATAGCCCCGGAGAGCTTATTACTGAATAAGCCCATTCTACGCTTGTCATCCATCCAAGTTTTAACTAAATCATTCCTATCTCTCTCCTGATTCTTAGCGATAATCAGGTCCACATCCTTGGAAAGCATGTCTTCCCAGTAGGATACGGCAGCCGACAGGACATCTACCCTGTCATCCCTCGGAAGGGCTCCTCTTTTATCGAAGATTCGGGTTATTTGTTTCTGGGTTTCCTCTTGGCAAATGGTCTTTTTATTGAACACTAGCCTATGCTGAGACATTGTGGGTTCCAAGGCAGCGATAATCCGTGCCTCCTTGCGTCCACTAACCCGATAATCCTCAATCCCCACTCTACCACAAATATCAAACACAATAGGAGATAATAATTGGCAGAACATGGCATCACCAAAGTTACTCTCGACTCTGATTAAAGAGACGTTGTACTCATAAGCTAACTTGGCAATTTTCTTAAGGACTCCCTTTTCGTACCCACCCGGATATCCTATCAGCTCGTGGATAAATACATACCCATTAGCAAACGAAGCGATACACACAGCCGTTTCGTCCTCACCTCTACCCGAGGGATCGATGTGCATCACGGTCTGGTTATAGTTAGTGTAGTTATCCGACACCCACATTGGCTCGTAGATGAGATCTCCTGATAAACCAAACAGTGGAACACCTTTCATTGGTGTAGAGTTGGACCAAACAATCTTTTCGGGACACATATCTGGGTGAACATCCAACACAATCAAATCTGCAAGACGTAAAGGGAACTTCTCAAAGTCTGCAAGAGACGTATCAAGTTTATAGTGCAGTGCAAATAACTTGGGACCGATCTTAGCCATACGCTCCATCAAAACTTCCATTGGAAATCTTTCAGGTTGTGTAGGATCCCCCGGTTCTGCGTTAAGTTGTAACACCCACTCATTTACATCTTCTATTTCTGTTGGTGAATCTTTATCAGGAACAACAGCCGGGAACTTTGTTACTTTATAGCCCGACTTTAGCTGATTGTAAATCGAATCTTTAATTTGTGGTGTACCTAAAAAGATAACACGACCACCGACATTACGAATCTGCTCAAACTCTGCAACTTTATTCATAAGTTTATCTCTTGCAGCAGCAGTTTCGCAATTACCTTCGATCTCAATGTCATCACCGATTACAAAATCAGCGTGTGACCCCGTAATCTGAGAAGTTATACCACGAGCAAAGCAAGATTTATCCTGACCAATCTTAGTCCGAGCCTCTACATTAAACGCAAAGGCATTATCTGTAGTGTGATCTCCCGGTCTTAAGTGCTCGCAGTACGGAACAAGATCAAGGATCTTTCTGGTCATAGAAATAAACTCAGTGGCTTTATTACCTGTTGCAGAAACAACCATAATTGTAGTATTAGGATCTCGCAACAAGAACCACGATGCTAAACAGGCTGTAATAACAGACTTACCAAACCCACGCCCAGCCTGTAGCTGCATATCTGTAGGTCCGTTTTGTAGAGCATCAGCCATTGCATACTGGGCTGCTGTAGGTTCCCCTAACCCTAAATACTTAAAGCAAGCCCATAAATGATTACGAAAATCATCTACCATTTCTTGGGGAATATTCATCTGCTCTTCTTTCCTGTGGGTCTGTAGTTAGGCGTGGTCTGCTTCTTTTTCTTCTTAGCAACAAACTTCATGGCATCACCTTCTGTTCGTCTGGTAGTAGTACCACATGCGCATTTAAACTTTGAATGTGCCATTACTTTTTCCCTTTCGTTTTCTTTTTCCAACTAATTCTTGAAGGGCCTGTTTTTCTTTTAGAAGCTGAAGTACACTGAGCTTTGGTTGGTCTACATGCTGGGTATGGTCTTTTACTCCCACCCTTAGCAGACTTTCTGCCGCAAGGTTTGCCAGTCTTACAATCAATCCAGCCCTTACCCTTATTGCGACTAAACCACTTTTTCAATCCTTCTTTCTTCTTAGCCATTACTTTTTCTTCCTTGATTTATTGCCCCAGTTTTTAGCACCAGCTTTACGGCACTTAACTAATGCACCTGAAGCATAAGCCGAGGGCCACTTGGTATATCTATTCTTTACCTTGTGGTAACATGCATCTCTTTTAGCCTTCTTCTTTTTCTTAGCCATGATTAGCACTTCCATCTTTTTCGAGCCTGCCGCAGTCGTGAGTTAGGATCCTTAGCAGCCTTAGGGAACTTCTTCATCTGACCAGCACTACGGGCGCAAAAAGACTTACGTCTTTTAGCTGCCTTGCTGCCCTTCTTAACCTTCCCCGTTACTGCGCCCTTTAACTTACTACCGGGATTATCCCTACGGTACTTAGCAATCCCTTTTCTAGTCATGCCAGCACCTTTCTTCGTAGGACGCTTATGACCCCCCTTAATTGTGTGGCCTTTCATAGTTCCCTTTTTCTTAGCCACAATTAATATCCCCCAGACTTCTTAGCACGTTTAGTAGGACCAACTTTCTTTCTCTTAGCTTGGCTCCTCTTACTCTTAGGATCCATCTTAGCCGCAGCTCCACCTCTCTGCATAGTGCTATACTTCTTAGGACGACCTTTCTTGCTTCCGTATGTTCCTTCTCCAAACGGCATTAGCTTGCCTCCTTCTTAAATGGGATTGCATCAGTTAATCGGTTTTCCAGAATATCTAAACTTTCCTTTGGAATACCGTCTAGTACTTCATTATTATCATTAAGATACCCTCTGATAACCTGATATAAACCCGGTGTACACTTCTGAGGATCATTTAAATCTAACAAAAGAGAATCTAAAAGACACTCGTTTAGTAATTCTAGTTTCTTTTTATTCATTAATCTGCTCCGTTTCCACTGGGATGGACCTGTTCTAAATGATAGAACGGTATCTCAGTAATCGTAGGTCCATGATTATCTCCAGTCTGTCCCGGCATTCCATAATATCCATAGAAGGGCTCATCTTGTAATATTCTATTTCCTGTAGTCATGTGAGGGTATAGGATATAATAAGGAGCTCCAAAGGATTGATTCGTCCAGAAGCCAGCAAAGCCCCAGCCCAACCTACACGCTAACAAGAATCCTCTACCTATTTGACTCCAGCCAACACCACTATTCCCGTAGTTATGAACGGGCATAATATCTCCCAGTTGTTTAATTTTGTTATTCCAAATACCATAAGTAGAAGCATGGGATAATGGACCTGTGTTTTTACGATATGAATAAGAATCATTATCTACTCCACTCACATTAAACTCACTAGTAAACTGTTTACAAGTAACGCGATTAGAGCCATAAAGAGAACTACCAAACGCAGTCCAGTTACCACTCCATCTATTAATTTCCCCCAAACTAGATTCAGTACCTGCAATAGCCTTAGGCCATCCTTGTGAGTTATTTACCCAGTTACTAGTACTCGAGTAATCCCATCCTATCATGTGAGCGGCATATTGCTGTAAAATAACACCCGGTCTTTCATCTAATTTATCCTCATAGAATGTGTTCTCTACAATATGCAAGTGTTCGGTATTAGATCTATACCAATCAGTAGGGCTTCCAGCAGCCGAACCCAAAGCGCCGTTTCTTAAAATAGTTTCGCCAGCGGTATTTGTAATTTGAGTATTACCCCGAACATACTGCTCTCCACCTAAGTGTCTACCCCAAACAATAAACTTACTACGAAGATCATGAACCATTTCAGAAGCAGTTGTTCCCGGTGTTCGGTCATGTAAATCAACAAATTGATCGCCCTCCTGCTCTTGCTGCTTCACTCGTCCAGATCCATAGGCTTCAAAAACGTTATGCATAATATAAATATTGCTGCTCTGAAGTATACGAGCATCCGCATCAATTATACCATTATAATGTCCCTTTTTATCCTGCCACCATCTAAGGC